TTTCGCTCTTGTTACCTCGTCAGATATAGACTTATTGATTCCATCAACGATACCACTTAAAGTGTCTGTCTGCGCAATATTGGCGAGGAAGCTCACCACCTCGTTCCACTTATTGATAACGCCGTCCGCAGTCTCCTCGTCAGTAGTTATAAGGGCGTACCAGTCATAGGCACTATCCCAACAAGTTACCTTCGTTGATGTAATGCCGTCTAGTACAGACTTATTGCTATGAGTATGCTTTGCTGATACCGCACCATCCCAAGCCGTCTGCTTTGTTGTTGTTGGGATGGAGTAACCAGAAGCAAGACTAATAGCAAACGTACCGCTTGTTGTGATAGTCTTAGTTTCGCACGTCAAACCAGTAGGAAGGGTAAGAGCTACAGATGTAACAGTACCCTTATTGGTAGTATAGCCCTTTGCATCAATCTCCGCTTTGGTATAATAGCTTGCGAGAGACTGATGAGCAGTCAGATACCCTTTATCATTGGTAAGCTGGCTTACCTTCGTGATGCGGTCAGTGATTTCTGTCCACTTATGGGTATGCGCACTAGGTGTGAATGTTGATGGCTTACCCGTGATGTTATTCCAAGAGAGATTAAGACCGCCAAGTTCTGTGGCTATGTTGTCAATTCGGCTGCTGAGAGCCTTGATAGCATAGGCATTCGGAATACTAGTCAAGTCTGCATCCGTATAGCTTCCTTCTAAGATTCTCGCATAGCTGATTACGCTTGCAATCAAGCCGCCACCGCCCGTGGTAGATGCTCCTGCTCCGTATGCCGTGATACCGCCTGTAGCATAGAGATTTCCATCAATCTTGATAGCCTTGTTTGTGGAATCATACGTGAGCTTAATGCCATGGAAGGAGATTGTACCCTCGAATGTAGCATCGCCCGATACGCCAAGTTTAGAGAATGGAGCGTTTGGCTTCAAAGACACAAGGTCGGCAACGCTCGTTCCTGCACTTCCTTCCTTCCAAGTCGGCTCGAAGAAGATGAGGTATGCGCCAAGATTCTTTTCGCTGATGATAAACGATGTCGGGTCTGCGTGAACCTTTCCGCTCACGTCCCACCATATAGCCCCGTTTGCAAGGTAGCCAGAGCCATCGAAGCGGATGAGGGAGGTTGCAGGGGTAAGATTTCCGCTATTATAGTCCTTATCCACCATCTGACCGCCCCACCATGTTGCGATACTCTTCTTTCCTCTATTCGGGTCTATTGCTCCGTTGATACCGCTCTGAACGTTTCCGTCTCCGTCTCTCAGCGCAAGGAGCGTTGTCATTACAAGACCACCGTCAATATCTGTAGTCTGACCGAGCGCATCCTTGAGATACTTGTAACCTGCGAGGTCTGTGATATTCTGCTGCAAGTCACCATATATCTTGCTAGTGATATAGGCGTTTGCCAAGCCAAGTTTGTCATAGAATGCGCTGTATGCAGACTGAAAGTTGGTAAACTTCGTTCCCACGGCTGAGACGATAGCAGCCTTGCCGTTGGTATCAGTCTCATTGTATCTTTTAGATATATCTGAGAGATACGTAACGAGTTCCGTTTTGGCACTCGTGAGAGTAGCAAAAGCGGTGTTGAGGTCGGTGAGTTCCTTGGTGTTCGCCAGTACCTCTGCGTTCTTCACTTCATTGTACGACTTCTGTGCTGCCGCAAAATCATCTTCAAGTCGCTTAGAATCCTGCGCCATTGCTGCAATCTCGGAAGGCTCTAGGTAGCCATCGGTAACATAATTATCGAATTCCTTCTTATTATCAGTGACCGTCTTTCCGAGGTTTTTAATGTCCGTCTGTGCGGTCTGTGCCGCCTTCTGAGCATCTTCTGCTGCCTTTTTGGCTGCGTTGGCAACGGTATCATCGGTGTATTTAGATGCTTTAATCCAATCACCGATGGCGAACTGAGAACCTGCCGCTTTGTTGGTCTGACAGCGCAATACCTCATTCTTGTAGGTACTGCCGTCAGAAGGATAAGTGGCATTAACCCATATATCGCCAACCTGATAAGGTGTCGTAGGCTGAACGCTGAACACCTTCATTTTCCCGTTTGCGGTCTCCTGTGCCATTCTTGCATCAGAAAGGGCTTTGGCGATGTCGGTATCTGTAATGATAGTCCACTTATAGGTGTTGCTATCCTTGGCAAAGCGGTATGCCTTGCCCGTCTTGTTGTTGTAGTAAAGGTCGCCAAGATGGATTTCTTTATCCTTATCGGTCTTCCAACTGATGGCTGGGGCATTCTCCAAGGTAGGAACACCATCATAGAACCACGTTTCGATAGCACCATCCACCTGATTCTGCAAGTCGGCAATCTTCTTGAAATACTGAGACAATTCCTTGCCATCCACAGTGGATTTAGCGGAAATCTTAGCCTTAACAGACATTTGCTTAGTGCTGCTATCATATCTGATATAAGAGCTGCCCTCATAGCCATTCTCCTTTGTAGGTCTATCACCTACATACATATCACCATAGACGTTGAAGAATGCCTTGTTATTCTGCTTATTCACACCATATTCCACGTACTCCCTATTGGCAAAGGAATAGCTGTTGATGCCGTGATAGAGGCTAATGGATGGCGAATAGGTATCTACCGCCGAGAAGATAAGGCAGTTCTGACGTTCTACATCGGTTCTATTACCGCACTGGTTGAGCACATCACCTTTCGCAGGAACATCGCTTGCCGTAGCGCAATCAGTATCAGAGAGGTCGATATAATGATATTTCTTTCCTTCCAGCTCTACAGGGTCTTCATCACGACCGATTACCAATCGCCAATAGAAGTGATTGCCAGCCTTGTGATAAGTGCCCTTGAGAACATTAAATGATTCCGAGCGCACTTGGTCGTTAACCGCGAAGTCGTTATCTACCTCATCACCATCCTGCTCTGCTAAGAAATAGCAACGATAAGCCTTCTGTGACACATTATTGTATGTCACAGTAACTTCTTCTACCTTATGAGCCACCACGCCACCAGCAGGAGAGATTATCTCCTTACCACCGATGGTGGATGTTTTATTGATAACCAGCTCCTCGAAGATAGCCTTCATCCTTACCTCAAGATAATCTGTGATGAGGTGCGAACGACCTTCTGCATCTGGAGTCCACGAGCCTCCACCGACAAGCAATCCCTGCAAGAACTTCTGCACCTTTTCCCAAGTGATAGTTCCTTTTGCGGTGTCATCGTTTATCTTTGAGATGAAGTGCTTACTTCCCTCTGTCGCAACCTGATTCTTGACCTGTGTAGTTGTCAAGCCTGCAACTGTTCCGCCATTTCCACTTTGGAGCGACGATATCTGTTGCTGAATTTTCTGGATAGTTCCAACCTCCTTATCCTCGCGAAGAGTTATATCGTAGGTAGGAATCTTACCATCTTCTTCCTTGATTGTGAGCTGATCTATGGATATTACACCGCCAATTCTGAGGTCAGTATCCTCAAACTCCATCAAGTCTCCGGCTTTGAGCGTATCATGAAGACTCTTGATAACTCCTGTAGTATCCTTTTCAGCAAGATCATGCTGTCTTGCCATGAAAATCTCATCAACCTTAGGCTGATAGACGTACCTTGTGTAGTCGTTCTTGTCAATGAATGCTATGGCGTATTTAAGGAGCTTCAGAGACGCAGCATTGACATACGAATCAGGAAGTGTGATGCCGGTAAGAACGAAATGGTCGCCATTCTTGATAGGGTAGTCCTTGTATGGGAACCACAGCTCAAGAGCGTCGTCCTTTACTCTTTCAATAGTAAGCCTCCATCTTCCATCAATCTTGGCTGATGAAGCTACCTTGAATGTTCGTCCGCCACACATACCATCCTTCATCGAGATGGAGAAGTCGTCATCCTTTAAGTCGTTGATATCAAAGTCGATAGCCTTTTTAAGATAGATATCAACATTCTTTACGGTTTCATTATCGCCAAATCTTCCGTCATCATCAGGAGCCACACCCTCATCAATCTCATCAACACGTACGCCACCGATTTCCATCTCCTCGATAGTTGGGTAGATTTCAATAACTCCATTTGTCTTATCATCTGTTTCAAAGAACTGTGATGCAGAACGAAGACCAATCTGCTCGATGTTGATAGAATCGATGTATGGCCTGTGCGGATCTGTGGAGAATTTATGCTGTCTCCCGGTAGGATTCACGTACTTCTTCTCTTCATCCGTGAGTGTGTTATAGAAATCACTCAGCGATACATGAGGGAATCCAGGCAACATAAGTCTGTTGATGGACATGTTGTTCGGAAGATTCTTTGCGTACTCCTTCATGGATGAAGGAACTGCCTTCTTGTTGAGACCGGACGTGATATACATCTTTGTATTTCCGGCCTTGACCTGCGCAATAAACGCATCAAGCTTCTCCTTTGATTCCTCATCTCCGGTGTCAGTCTGTGTTCCCTTCAGCTCAGAATAGAATCTACATTTTTTAGAGTCGTATGCCTGTGTTACATAACCGGTAATCTCAGTTTTGAAATCAAATGTAACCTTAAGTACCCAACCGAGAGACTGCTCGCCAGTTTCCCCAGGAACAATATACTTTCTCGGATTCTTGAAATATGTTTCTATATAATCGAGGTCCAGTTCAAGTGTAACATTCGTGCTGGCCCCGACGACTTTCGTGATGTTCGCCACATACTTGACACCGAGGTCCGCATAGTAGTGAGAAGGAAGATTCTTCTCGGAACCATATGCTCTTAGTCTTGTAACGACACTCTGATCGGAATCAGCGTTCTGAACAATCTCATAGAGTCCATTGCCGAGTCCGTACTTGAAGATATGATTAGCCTGTATTCCGGTAGTACCGACATAGATGTTTCTTCCTCTGACGATGAAGTTTATGTCCCACTTCTCGTTCACAAGCGCAAGGGCTTGCCAACAGGTCTGCGAATCCACTGTAATGGACATCGATTCGATGACGTTATCGTCGGTTTTCTCACCATAAACCGACAACCACTCACTTTCAAGGGCTCCACGCTGAACGGAACGGTCCTTGTTTCGGGAGTAAATCTTCCAAAGACCTGCACCAATCTGCTCGTTTAAGCATGCCTGGATTCTGTCTAGCAAATCATCCAAAGTCTGCACATAGAATGGGAATTTCGGCAGGGCAGTGTAGTGAAGCTCGTTATCGTTCAATACCACATCGAGGAACTCTGCCCTGGCAAGCTCATCCTGCAATGCATTGAACTTTACGCTGTCATATACGAAGCCCTCACCGTAGGTGTCAGGTCTTGCCTGCTTATCTTTGCCCGGCTCGTAGTTGAGCTCGAATCGCTCGCCACGATAGACAATATAGTCGCCTATCTGAAAGTTGATAGGCACTTCATGCTTGAAGTTGATAGTCAAAAAACACTCACCCATCCAGGAATCAGAGTACTCCAATCCATGAACGGTTATCTGCTCTCCGTTAACGTCTGTCAGCTTCGAGCCATCCTTATGATAAATATTCCAAGCGCTCATCTGTATGCTATACTAAATTTGAAATATTGCCCTGTGTATCCTTAATCGGCTTAATATCAGTAACAGGGTCGTTAAACTTGAAAGTAATAGAGAGGACTAGCAAGTCCTCGTTATCTGGATCTCTATATAGGTTTGGATCAATATCCTTAAGTCTTACATGCTGTCTTCCGATTCTATTGAAGTCGCAATACATCTTCATCATGCCTGACTTGCGGATGTAATCAATAAAAGCCTTACATTTCTCGTTAGCGCCGAAAGCCTCGCCGTGGAACATAAACTTTACCTTATTCTCGTATGCCGCCATATAAAGTCCATCCTTTCCGATATATTCGTCATCACCATGCTCATCGTGCCACTCCCTTTTCGGTGGTTCCTTGACAGAATCGCAAGGCTTGAACGGGTTCTCGGAAACATACATGCCGAAGTCGGCGATGGAGTCCTTCACCTCATTCCCATCGCCTTCCTTCTGCATGTATATCCTGAAATATTCTTTCATACCTTAAATCAACTTTTTACAATTGCAAATATATAAAATATTGCATAAATATGCAAGCAATATACGTATAAACATGCGTTAATTGAACTTAAAATCGTGTCTGTCCCTGATATTGACTGGTCCGGTAGCTTTCACGACTGTTCCTCCGTATTGGTAGACGAAGCACTTCGCGGTATCTTCGCATTCAACATGAAGCTCTGCACCATCTAACAGATTGACAAACACCCTGGAGAATCCCTTAACCTTCAGGTAAAGTGAAGAGTTGTGCCTTACATATATCTCACCACTATCCATCCAGTCATAGCTGATATTTGCTACGCACTCTCCATTGAGGATGACAACCTTCGGATTTTGCAGGTCAACGTTCTCGTCAACATACACACCATGATCATGAATGACATCACCAAAGTACTTCTTCATATCCTTGGTCGAAGGCCAGTTCTTTCCGATACAGAAGTCAATACCCTTAACAAACTTCTCGACCATCTCATGCTTGGATGAGTTGTCGTGCCACTCGGCGGTCCACTGAGCGCAAAGACCCAGTGAAACCGCATCGTTCTTCATTCTGTCTGATAAATTTCTTTTTTCAAACATAATTATTTCATTTTTAAAGATTTCGTACCATTGATAACTCTGTTGAAGTTATCGTTATATTCAATGAAAATTTTCTCGATTCTCTCTGCTGCATCTGCATTGCGCAAGGTATTCCTAGCAATAAGGTTGAGCTGCGTGAGCTGAGATTTTGAAATCTCGCTCATCTCAGGAAGGAACTTGCCCTGCATTTCCCTGATTACAGAGACATCAAGTCTAATCGCGTTAAGATAGGATGCAAAAAGATCACCTGTCTCCTCGGTAATGCCTTTTATCGAGTTGGTCAAAGAGGAACTTCCGTTTTCTCTCAAATCAAGTCCCTTTTCCTTTAGAGCATCGAAGATACCGGTTAACTGAGGAACTACATTTTCGCCAACTTGGTAGAGCTTGTCTGCAAAATCGTCCATGTCGGTCTCATCAAGTTTACCCTTTTCATCAAGGATACCTGTAAGCCATTCGAGAGGTTTTTCAAGTGCCTTCTCCATGATTTTCTGAGATACAATATTCTTCGTAACTTCGCGAACCATTTCCTTGACCTTATTCTTGTAAGCCTCAACCGCATCTTCCCCCTTAGTCCATGCGCTCACAACAGTATCAGTCAGCTGATTTCCCCAACTCTTCATATCGATAGAGTAAACGTCTTTAAGGAAGTCCTGTGCGAACGTCTTAATCTGCAACTGCATCTCCTTGATTTGCTGGTCGTAGTCAGCAATCTTATCCTTGTCCGTCTTTTTCTTATCCTCCTCAGCTTGTCTCTGCTTTCTCAACTCGTCTTCCTGAGCGTGGAGTAGGGCGAGCTGATCTGCGTATGCGGAAGGATTCGTCTCTGTCTTCATTACAGCGTCATAAGTCTCCTTGCTGTAGTGACTGAAGTTGTGACCTCCAAAGAAATTCTTTCCAATATCGGTCTTAGAAAAAGAATCCCAAGCCTTATAGTCATTCTTGACATCGTTGAGCTTTTTATTCGCATCGGAAGACCTATTGTAAGAATAGATTCCACCGAGTGTCTTTTCAATAACGGAACTGATATTGCTAGATAGGTTCTTCAATTCATTCAGCTGTCTCTCTGCAAGCTTTATCTGTCTGTCGAGCTTGGCATCATGAGCCTTTGCAAACGCCTTAATAGGAGAGGTAAATATGCCAGTGACACCGGCAAGAATTCCACCAACGTTGCCGGACTCCGCGCTTGTTACCACCTTTGACAGTGAACTTGACATGCCGGAGAATGTCTCGAAGAACGCAGAAGCGTCCTGCCATCCATCAGACTCAGTGTCAGCTCCGAGAAGGGAAGCAGTCTCTTTGATGTCATTGAATGCTTCACTCATTCCCTGGACATTCTGGTCGATAATACTTACTACGTTAGCAAACTTATCAAGAGACTCCTTTGCTTTTGTTCCATCCTTAAACAGAATCTCAGCAGCTTTCATCATAGCCTTTCCGCTGGCAATCATGCTGTCACCACGCTTGATGAAGTTTTCGTCTCCCATTTTGAGACCAAGTTCACGAACCTTCTTTCCTTCAGCAATTTTACTTGCTGCGATGGTCATCTGCTCGCTGGCATCAGAAATCTTCTGCTCAGCCATTCCCTTCAGACCACCATTGAGGAAAGTCTTCTTTGGACTCGTCAGCTTCGATAACTGCTCATCAAGCTGCTTGATTTCCTTGGCGTACTCTCTAGCATCAATGGCTCCGCTTTGTAGAGCCTCATTGATATTCTGCCTGATTCTTGCTCCGATAGTCTGAGCCTTATCCATACCGAGAGACACGATGGCTCCGTAGAAGTTGAGATAATCAGAAGAGTTCTTGAACTTGTCAAGTTTAACCTGACCAATCTCCTTGTCTCTCTGAATCTCATATCTCGCCTTGATGCCAGGATCATTCGTCTTGCTGATAAGCTCGTTGTATCTCTCCCTTATCTTCAAGATTTTATCCTCATAATCTTCTGTCTTCTCAATGATGTCGGCGGCATCTTGCAAAGACTTAACATAATTACCACGGAGGAGTTCTGTAATTTTTTTCCACTCTTCGTACTGATTTGGTAGCTTAAGCTTTTCCTTAGCTTCTCCGTCAGTCATGCTGAGAGAATCCTGAAGATTGAATATCTCATGGTAGTGAGCGTAATACTCGTCCATAAGAGATTGAGTCTTGTCATCCATCTGGAAAGCGTCAATCCATGCGGACTCAGCAAAGAACTTGCTGCCTGTCTTTTCGAGAAGGCTCTTGTACAAATCCCAACGTTCTGACAGCTTGTTCATGGACTCATTGAAGTCAGCTGCCTTTCTCTCGTACTCCTTCTTGTCTTTCTCATCGAAGAGCCACTCAGCAACCTCACGATAGATTGAAGTCTGGAACTTCTTTCTCTCGGTGGTGTTTATACTGAATCCTCCAATGAGAGAATGGACAGCCTTCTGATAGTCGTCAAGATTAAGACCGGTAACCTCTGGGAAGAGATTGTAAGTCTTCTTCTTTGCCTCTTCATCAGACATTATGCTCTTGTACTTCTGGTACATCTGCCTTGCAGACTTAAGACTGCTTAGACGCTCCTGTAAACGCTTGAGCTCTATATCTTCTTTGCGACCTGAATTCCCGTTTCTTCCTTTCGGAACCTTATTGGACTTTTTGTCTTGCGGATAGAATTTATAGCCGAGACCTTCCCATGCCGCCTGATTCAAGCTATTGTAGCTTTCCCAAGCCTCATCTCGAAGTGCCTTAGATATCTTACCGCGTTTGAACTTGTTCTCGCGGTTCTTATACTCGTTGTACCTGTTCTGCAACTCTGTTTGCAGGTTATTATCCGTATTATAGTCGGAAGTTTCATCGAGGTAAGAGTCGAGCATAGTCGCCTGTGCTTCTACCCTCGCTTTACTCTTTCCTGTCTTGGATAAATTTCTGCGCACTCGTTGCTGCATAGGCGTCTTTGGTTTCTCGACCTTGCCGCCACCTGCTTTCTTTGGCTGTTTTGCACCAGCCTCCTGATAGAAGATAGACTTCAAGTACTCACGAATCTGAGGAACATTCACCTTGCACGCATCGAGCATTCTTTCTATCATGCTCGCAAAGCGTGAAGAATTCCTGTTGCACCACTTCGAGAAATCTACACCGAACAGGTTGAATGACTTCTTAAGGAAGTTAATGATTCTAGGAATATTTTTCTTGGCGATATCATTTATCTGATCACTAACCTTGTTGGCCCTTATTCCTATTTTGTAAATGCTATTTGCAATATCATTGCTTCCGTTACTTGACTTCAAAACGAAAGAATCCCAGTTTGCGCCTCCTCTTTCTGCAAGAATACGAATCTTCTCATCGAGAGACATGGCTCTTTCCTCTGGCTTCAAGAACTGATTAGCAACGCTATCCATTCTCGACTTAGTATCTTCGTCAAGTCCAGATAAAAGCGTCTGGTACTTGATAACCGCCTCGTTGAGGTCTTCGACAGCATCCTCTATCGTGTCTGCAAAAGGATTACCGGAACCCCAACCACCTGAAGCTCCAAGTGCTCCAGCAACAACATCCGAGTCGTTTGCTTCCTGCTGTGAGTTATCACGAGCGGCAACTATTCCCTTATTGAGAATATCATACTGCTCGTTAAGATTCTTCGCCCTTGCAATTTGATCTTCTATAGTTTGGGTATAATCTCCGCTATTTTGAAGGAGTTCCTTCATCGAGTTTACCCGCTGCTGCAAGTCAGCACTGTTTGTAGGCTTCTCGTTCGCGAGTTCATCCTCGTAGCTCTTCTTTTTGTTGTATGCAGAATCCCTGAATCCCTTCGCATTCTCGGAAATTCTATCCATATCACTGCTATAGCTGGAGAATATCTGAACAGCTGCCCCGATAGCAAGTCCCCACCATCCGCCAAGCATCGTAAAGAGGGATTTGATTCCTCCACCTATCTTAGAGATACCCATATTCATTACGGCGGCAAATCGTGTTCCTCCGAGTATAATCTGCTCCTGTCTTGCTGTAATCTGTCCCATCACCGCAAGCTGACTAACAAGCTCTTTGGTTATAAGACCTTCCTTGACCGCTTTTTGCATTTGAAGAACAGACATCTTCCCTTCAAGTGCAAGACGAGACATAGCATTCGCCCTTGAAGCGGTATCAGACAGCAAGTATGCCCTTGCTTGTACATTCTGTAACGCCTTCTGTTGAGTAATCTTACCTTCTGTGACAAGTTGCTGCTGTTCGATAGCGTAAGTCCTCAGTTGAGCGTTCATCTGCTGAGTGTAGTTCTTGTTTATTGAGCCTAACCCGAGCTTACCGGAAGCCATCAGTCCGAGTTTCCTTGCAGCAAATATAGCTCCGAAAGAAAGCATAGCAGGGGACAGTTTATCAAGAGCTAATACTAAGTCTGTTACTCGGTTGATAATAAACGAGAACGTACCGCCTATGACATTCTTTCCTTCTGCAAATTTACCGAGCATAATATCCCACGCGTCGATAAACTTATTCCAGCGACCAAGCAGTGTTTCGGACAACACGAGCTGCATATTGTAGAACTGACCACCCTCATCAGTCATTTTCCACAGTACCTTCTGAACATCCTCGAAGCTTACCTGCCTTCCAGATATCATCTTCTTGACGTCTGCTTGGGTGTAATTCTTGCGCCCGTTCTTGCCTTCAGAATTATATAATTCCGTTATCTTCTGCAAGAGAGGAAGACCAGCGTAAGCAAACTGGCGCAACTCCTTACCATCGAGCCAAGAACGAGCCTTTACCTGGCCGAATGCCAAACCCAATCGTCCGAAGTCTACACCAAGACCAGATGCAATATCCGCAAGTCGTTTTGTGGTATCATACAAGTCATTTGCTTCGACTCCGAATGCAGCCAGCTGCTTTACATCTCGGTTCAGCTCTCCAAACTTGAATGGAGACTGCAACGCAAGCTGCTGTGTCTGAGCGAACAGCTCGTCAGCCTTCTGTACATCACCAAGGATGGAGCGTAACGCAACATGCTGCTGAACAATCTCACCACCGGTCTGTACGATTGAATTAAAGAATTGCTGTGCGCCAAAGACAATACCTCCCTGCAAGAAGAGAGATTTGATGTCTCCGACTATGGATTGCATCTTCTTTGCTTCAGCGTTTGCTCCGGCGAATGCTGCTGCGAGATCGTTTCGTGCCTTTGCGGCAGACTGAGCAATTTCCTGCTGACGCTTCTGCTCAATTTCAATACCGCGCTGCGCCTCTCGATTAGCTTCTCTTTGAGCATCGGCAACTCTATTTGCAAGCTGAACCTCCCGTTGGTCGCCAACGTTTGTAATTAATCCAAGTGCTGTAGAATCTCTGCTTCCAAGCCTTTGTAATATTGACTTTAGATAATTGAATTGATTTTCAATATCTTTTATTTTAGTCTCAATCTGAGTTGTATCTACCTGTAACTTAACGGAATTTCCATACTCCTTGCGAAGCCTTACCAACACGTCATCGAGTCTTTCCATTCTTCGAGTAGAAATTTCTATCTCTCTTTGGCGTTGTCTTTCTGCCGCAGCGTCGTCACGCTTTGCTTTGGCGGCATCTCTTGTAGCCTGAGCTTCTGCTTTCCTGTTAGCTTTATCTTGTGCAGAGTTTAAATCCCTTTGTGCCTGGGTAGCATTTGCAAGGCTTGATGAAAGTCTGTTCACTTCCTCCGCATACGACGAATAGGAAGGCCTACCACCCTTACCCATAAGGGAAATATTGGCATCCTCTATTCTTCTTTTGAGCTCGGTTGCTTCCGAAAGAGCTTTTTCTAAAGCACTTGTATTTACTCCAAGCTCTAGGCCTCTCATGTCGGCGCGTTCGCCTCTACCGATTACAAGCGACATCTTAGCATAGAGCCTAGACATTCTTTCAGTATCGGCTTCTATGCGTCTGGCTTCGGCGGCAGATTGTCTCTTCCTTTCATCAGAGGCTTGCTTTTCTGCCTTTCTCTTGGCCTCCTGCAATGCCATGTAGCGCTTTGCATAATCAGACAAAGCTTTAAGTTCCGCATCATTATCCTTGGCGCTCAACTTTGAAGCTGCCGCAAACTCTCTCTCCTGCGCAATGACTTTTCCCTTCTCTCGTCCGTATGCCTGTGTTGCGGCGGCGGCTTTCGTCATTTCTACAGCAACATCGGAAAGAAGGTTCTTCATCTGCGCAGCATCGGTGAGGATTGATTTGTTTCCAGATGCCGCCTGTAATCTGGCAAGTATCTTGTCAAGCTCGGTAATACTTCCACCAAGCATGTTAGTATTGTAACCCTTCAAGGATCCCTCTGCCATAAGGTCTCGCATCCTAGCGAGCTTTTCGGTTACTCTTGCAATGTCAGCTTCAACCTTTGCTGCTCCACCGGAAAAGGCAGAAAGAGGGTTCTCCTTTTTGAACTGATCAGTAATCTGTTTTACATCACGGAATGTCATTTGGAGAACCTTGGCGTAATCCTGCAAAACCTTTGCGCTATCTACGCCGCCACCTCCGCCGCCTTGTGCTTTATTCTGCAATCTGAAAAGCTGATTATTGATATTCTCAAGCATCAGCTCGGCTTCCCTAAGTTTCGAGGTATCAACATTAGGATTCAGTGAGCGCAGCTCTGAAATCTTACTGCGCTCTATATTTATTCTTTGAAGCATATCGAGATAGGAGAGAGCGTTTTTAACCGCTAACTGCAAATCTTTAGCCTCATCGCTTTTATCGTTTTTCTTGAGTTTGGAAATCCTTCTGTTTATCTCATTGAGAACATCTGCAAACTCTTTGGCTTTTTCTGCTTGCTCCTTAAATCCAGACTTTTTCGTTCCGAATCCCTGGAGGGCACGAAGAAGCGCGTTCGCAGCATCATCCCCGGTCTTAAGCTTGTCAATGATTTTCTGCAACTCCTTGGAGGTATTATCCTTGACACCAAGTTGAAACCACAAGTCACCTAAATTTCCACCTGCCATATCCTGAATATTTTAAAATTAGAGTTTATTATTTAAGTAATCAGCAAGACTTATCTTCTTGCCAACGAGGCTTCCCTCATTCTTCTTTTTCTCCACCCACCTGTCGTAGAGGTCATCCATCTCCTTCTTGGTGTGCTTCTTCGGACCACCTTCCTTCTTGGTCTTAGGATAGACGACAAGAGGCTGGTCTGCAACCATGAGGTCAATCTGTGCCGATGAATAGCCCCACCAGTAGTCGTAGGCTGCGATGAAGTACTTGCGCTGAAAGAGGAAACCGAACTTCTCTGCTAGTGAGAAGGCTGCTCCCCAGCTGGTTCTGCTTGGATAGCTTTTGCTTCGCTCCTCGTCATCGTCATCATCACGTCCGTCATCCCGGTCGCTAATATGGTAGCCAGTGAGAATGCGTTCGATGGAATTTTTTTTTTAGAAACATCGAGGACTCTCAGAACCTCGGCCACGTCCACATCCTTGATGTAGTAGAGCCAGCGCCAGTAGATCCAATACAGGAATCGTATCTTCCAGATGTTGTTGAGGAGAATGCAGACACAAATCTTGACGTTGCGCTTCCATTCGTTCTTCTCCTTTGCCCTGATGTGGGAACACCTGCTCATGGTTCCCTTGCGAAGCCAACCGAGCTTGTGCTTCTTTCCACGGAACACGAACTCGGTAGGCTCGTCGTGCAGCACGCTGTCAAGCAACTCCTGCAAGTCCACTGAAGGCTGCTCTATTTTCTTTTCTTCTGCCATGATTGTATGCTATTAAATGAAGAAGGGCGGCACGGCTGTTGATTAGCCTGCCGCCCTACGGTTTGTTATCCTGAATCTAATTACCTAAAGAAGCCTTTACTTGATTAACCGCCAATGCCTGGTTCGCCAGCAGCTGGAGCCTTAGTAAGCCAAGCGATGCTGCGCTTACCTGCACCCTCGATAGAACCTGAGAACTTAAACGCAACAGGCTCAGTACCAGAGTTATCCCACTGCAAGGTAGCGTAGAGAGCGATGTTGGTAATAACCATGAGGTTCTCCTTCTCGTCGTCAACGATAACGATAGTGCCCTTGATCTTGAACTTCTTAGGCTCAACAGCGATACCTGTAAAGCCGGTAGTAGCGTCGAGAGTAGCGTCACCTGTACCCTTCAGGGTAACCTTGGTCAGCTCGGTGATAGCATCCTCGCCGAACATAATTGTCAGCAAGTCCTTTGCCTTTGAAGGAACAACGAACTCTACGTTGAAGTCGCCGAGCTCTGCGGTAGTTGCCCAGTCGCCTGCAAGACCGATAACCTTGTAGTGGTTGATGGTTGGGTCATCCATAGTCGCCTTCAGCGAGTCAACGGTAACCGGAAGCTCAACGTCTGGAGTGATGTCAACTGTAGCCTTGCTCAAATCGGTAATAGCCTTTGAGTAGAGCAGCATTTTAGGACCATTGAAAATGTCCTTCATCTTGTCAATAGTTGTCATAGCCATAATTTAAAATATTTTAAATTGTTATACCTGAATACTTATTTCGTACGTAACCTTCCCTGTATGATCGTCACGGAAAAACCGGCGCCATCGTCTGTTTGTAGTGTTATACGAGGATTTGAAACAATGAGATTTTTTGTAGAGATTGGAAATCTGTCCATAATCTCCTGGACTTTCTCGTCAACGCTAGATACATCGAATGTATTTGGATTGCTTGCTGAAGCTTTATCGCGCACATACAATTCGATTTGAGCTGTAGTGGTGAAATCGTTGTAAACTCCACTTGAGTTCATCTCATTGTTATAGATACTAGATGGGAAGTATACCACGATATAGCTGTTGATTTTTGTATCAACTGCCTTTGGTCGGCTCCGGGAGTAGAGCTTGTCGCAAATTCCCTTCATTGCATTACCGACATCGAAATATAGAGTCTTAATACTAACCATATTTTACATCGTTCTAAAGTATCTAACCAAATATTCTCTAAGAGAGGTAATCACGTCGTGACCTCTCTTAACCTCGACAAACTTAGCGTAATCCACACCGGCAACAAGGAGCATCTGCCATGTGGCATCGTACTTTCCTTTGTTGTGCTCCCTGGAAACAAGTTCATCCCACGCCGCGTTTGGACCGTATTCGCCACCTTCTCCGTATTCACCCTTGTAAGGTCTCCTTCCGCTGTCTTTGAAGGAGAACGAACTGCGATAATACTTATCGAGGTTGTATCTCTCTCCAGCAGCAAGGGTTACTCGGGTTGGCTCTGGGCCAGGAGCATAATGAATCGACTGCAATGAGCCGTTGTAATATGTACCGATGGCTGTTGACTTGTACAAGTTACCGGTTACGTCATCATAGTTTCGAGACTTGTCAGCAGCCTTCATTGTCATTTCAGCCGCATGTTCCATCTTCTGCTGCATCTTTGCTACAGCCATCTGACGGATTTTTTTCTCGACCTGTAAAAACTGACCTGATAAACTTGTCATAATCTAAACCCTTGTCAAATTCCAATACACAACAGTCCTGTTATTATCCGGCTCGCAGTCCTTAACCATACCTACCTCTGTGTTGTTGCCGACAGTGGAGTAGAGGGTGTCGCCGTCAAGAGGACATCTGTCAGCATCCCATTCGTTATATCTGACAGGAATCGATGCCTTCCTCTTGTTCTGATCGACGTTCTTGTCTCCCTCTGTAGTGGTATCGGTGTAGCTGCGGCCTTCGCCATAGTAGAGAATGATTTCCTTGTCCTCACCAACTGGAGCATCATCATCGGCAAATGGGTCATCAGGGTCGGCTTTTCCGACGACCTTCCTCACGATCTTGATGATGTGAGGATATCTTGGGTTTCTGATGTTTTCCTTTTCCATACGCCTTATTTGATGATGTGAGGGAGAGGTTCTCCCCAAGGAGAATAATTCGCCCTCTTTACTCCGTGGGAGGTCACCCGGAAGGTGGACTTCTTCTTGAGCATCGAATCAGGCTCCAGCTCCGCATATATAGCGTTAGCCTCTGCCTTCATCTCGCTCCTGTCGTTGTCCGACATATCATATCCACCTCCCGAATGAGTCCATCCGTTATCGGAATCGGAGGTGTTGTTCACCTTGCTCGGACCAAGAACAAACCATTTCAGCATGTCGGCATAGGCAAGTCTTACCTTGTCCTTGTCGCAGGCTTCGAGGTCGATGCCATTTTCGAGCTCCCTGTCGTGCATGATGCCCAGCAGAGCCTTCATCGGCATCTCGAACTTCACCTTATTAATAAGGTAGTCGTTCACAGTGTAAATGTTCATCTCCGAATCCATAGTCATACAATCTAGTTACGTTAAAGAATTAACCCTTCTGGGTGATGTCGATAATCCAACGGTAAGGAGAATCGAGCATAGCTGGAACAGAAGCGAGGAACAAGTCTGTTTTGAACTCCTGGAACATACCGTTTGCGGTAACCATGTTACGGAGAAGACCGAGACCGTTGTTGGTCTGTGCCCATGCAACATCTACGAGCTTGTTGCCGAGGGTATCAAAGATTCGCTTGTCGAGAATCTCCTTGCGCATGAAACGCAATGGTTTACCAGCAGGTCGAAGAACAACTGTGCCGTCTGCCCAACCACGAATCTCTGTAACGGTTCCGTCGAAGCGCTTGTTGTGCTCAACCTCATCGACAATCTCGATAGGAGAAAGACCATTGAGGTCAGCAACAGACTTCAGGAACATCTCGCGGGTTGGACCGTAGTTCTGCAAGAATGCAACATAGTTGGCATTTGCCCAACTCTTGTACAACTCAGCAATCTGCTTGTTCTTCAAGAATACGTTGTTGTAGTCGTTCTTGGTCATCTGCCATACGAGAGGTACACTGCGGTACTCGATGTTCTCATTGCGCCAATCCTCCTCAAACTTACGCATCTGCTCAAGCAAGTCGCAGTTTGGATCGTTCCAGGCAAGCTTACCTGCCTTCTTGAAGTTCTTTGCTGGAACCTTTGCGTCGTACAGAGGCTCCTGAATACCGCGGCCAATCTTGTCGTAGTCGATTGTACCCTTTGAACTCAACTGAGCTGACATATAGGTCATAGTCATGTCGAGTGAGTCGTACAATACCTGAACCTTGTCGAGGTAAGCATCAACCAGGTCAGCGTCGTTGCCGAACTCATCCTGGAGAAGCTTCATCTTGTGGTAACGCTCTGTCGCAGTCTCACGGAAGCCGTCAGCAGCGAAGTCTGGAATTGAAGCGGTGTACCACTCAATACCCTCATGGTCGTTCTGATAACCCTCGCCGAGAGGAGCACGGAGGTTCATCAAGGTTGCAGGGTTCAATGTACGTGTGCGAACCTTGAAGGTTGCATCACCATTGTTAGATGTAGGGGTGAGATTTGGATCAATGTCACCCTGTGTCAGATACCAGCCGTTGTTACAGCGAAGTACGCCGTCACGATTGACGAACTTCTGAAGGTAAGTGTTGTTACCCTTACCAGTGAAGAACTTCGCAAGCTGCTCGACACCAATATCAATTTTTGCCATAATCCTGAATCAATCTTTTTACGTTAGACAATAGGTTAAATATGCCAGAACTCTGGGTAGAGTGACTTGTTCATCGCCTTGACAGCAGGAGGAACAGGACCCATACGGTCAAGCCACATAACGCAGTCTGGATTCAACATACAGAAGTTGACGTTTGTACGAGGCTTGTGGTACTTGTCGCCGCCGGCATCAAAATAAGGGAAGTCGTTGTCGCTCGGAGCAAAGCAGTTAGGGTTGGTTACCATAGGCAGCACGCTCGCGCCCGCCTTCTCTGCCTCCACCAGCACGTCGCCAGCGTTCAATGTTCCAAGCGTCTCCGAGAGGGTCAGCTTCCATACGTCGCCTACCGATGTATCGGTGGTTGCCTCAACGGCAGAGACAGTCACGCCCTTTGCTTTTGTCTTAAAGTCCTTCTGACCGACCATGATGGTGTCGCCAGGGAACGGGATGTGAACAAAGCCGTTACGAACGATGTAGATGTCTGTGTCTGTAGCCGCAGCGGTAGCCTTTGCCACGCCGTAAGCCTTCAGAATCTTGATGGTAGCACCAGGACCATCGTTGCCTGCTGTAAAGCCAAGGTCGTGCTCGATCAAGTCACCGGCATAAATCTTAGCCTGGCCCTTGAATGGGTTGACAAGCTTACCACCAATAGGTGGGTGAACGAAGGCATTCTTGATGAGTGCCTCAAGGCCAGCAAACACGTATCGGGTTCCACCGACCTTACCTTCTGTCTGAACAATGGTTGCGCCGTGGTTCAGCATACCACGAGTACCCATCTGTTCCATGTAGGAAATAGAAGTGTTGTCCATAATCTTTTTACCTTTTTAAAATTGTTATCCTGAAATTACTTCTTGTCTCCACCGCCGAATCTCTTCTTTCGACGCTCGGCCACTTCTTCCATAAACTTGTCATCATCTGTGGACGTGCCTCCGCTAGACGTGCGACTGCCTTTTGCAGGAATACCGTTTTCACCGGTAGCTTCCTTGTACTCTGCGGTGTAGATCTTCTCAGCCTTAGAAACCAGGTCGTCGATGTCGGCATCTTCGTCCGGAATCTCCAGCTTTGCGATTGCAGCATTGAGGAAGTAGTTCTTCATTTCAAGGTTTGCCTTGTCGAACTTATCCTTCAAACCTGCCTTTACAGACTCGATGGTTGCCTTCCTTGCAGCCTTCTTGTCTCTTTCTGCGTTAGCCTTTTCGAGAGCTTCGAATTTCTCAAGCAGTTTGGAGTATTTGTCGTCAGGATCGTCATCCTTTTTAGCCTCCTTGCGCCTGCGCTCCTCTTCCTCTTCCTTCTTCTTGCGCTCAGCTTCCTCCTTGCTCTTCTTTACCTCGTCAGAGATATTCTTGTGCAAGTTGCCGTTGATACGCTTCAGACGGTTTGCTAACTTGGTAACCAACTTGGAATTTGCTTCCTCGTCATCACCGAAATCTTCCAAAACATCATCAAGTTCCTCATCGATGGTCTTTTGGCTAAGTTCTTTGAACTTGGTGGTATCAACCTCCTTGTTCACTAATGCTAAGAGTTCCTCTCTTGTCATGTTGTTTTTTTGATTAAAATGTTATCCCGAAAGTGGTCCCTCCACCTCGAAAACGTATAAATATACCTTTTATTTTGCAAATATATGAATAAATATGCAATTATCCAAGAAAAATTGTATATTTTTGCAGTAGTAAATGTATATTTATGCAAAAGGAAGTATTTTCAGGATTAAAATTGGATAACGGTGAGCCTATTTATACTCAAGAGTATATCCAATCATTAAGAGACGCCGATAAGAAGCATCCCGACAAGCTGAAGATTATAGCTCAGCGTGGCGGTCAGGAGCGCATGCTGTCTATTGATGCAGATATTAAGATAGTTGGCGGCTCGCGAGGTGGACCTCTGGATGAAGACACGAGAGTGTTAACTACTAGAGGATTCATTAAAATCAAGCATCTTAAATATGGCGACACCGTAATAGGACATGACGGTAAGGGACATAGAGTATTAGGTCGAATCGATTATCCTGATAGAGATTGCTACGAAATTGAACTATCTGACGGATCGAGTGTAGTATGCTCGGATGACCATATCTGGAATGTATCTATCGATGGCGACAGGAGATTTATGCCACATCTTGCCTGTGAGATAGCTAGTTACATCAACGAAGGCTACGACATCACTATTCCCTGCGTAAAACCTGTAGAGTTTGATGAAAAGTTCGGCCTAGCCTCTGTCGCTGAGAGAACTGAGTCTTTAAGACGTATCATCGAAACATCGGGTAGATTTTCCGGAAAATACTGGAAGAAGACTTTCAAGACAAGAAAGAAAGCATTCGATTTCAAGTATCTGGTTGATAGTCTCGGTTCTGTTTGCTACGTAAAAAGGAAGTCAAACAAGAAATGGGAGGTTCGATTCGATTACAGAAAGAAGGAATTAGAGAGGAGGATTGTCAGCTGTAAACCGGTCGGCAAGCGAAACTGCTGTTGCATCGCCGTTGAGAATCCGGACTCACTATTCGTTGTAGAGGACTTTATCGTCACTCACAACTCCAAGTCCTTCTCTTCCCTTATGGAAGTTCTGAAGGATATCAAAAATCCAGATTTCCATGCAACAATTCTTCGTAACGAAAAAGACGACTTGCAGTCCTTGGTGACAGACTCTTACAAATTGTTCTCCCAATTTGGAACTTACAATAAGTCACAGAACGATATGACCTGGAACTTCGACAACGGAGGATGGCTCAAATTCTCGTACTACGCAGGAGCCTATCAGGATTTCAAGACACGATTCCAGGGGCGCCAGTATGCCTATGTCTGCATCGATGAGGGTACTCAGTGTCCATACAAGAAGTTCAAGTACCTATTGACCAACAACCGAAACGCAGCTCACATACGAAACCGATTCTGGATTACCTGTAACCCTGACCCGGAATCATGGGTGCGAAAGTTCATCGACTGGTGGGTTGACGAGAATGGATACATAATACCGGAGCGAGATGGAGTTATCCGCTACTGCTTCATGGATGGTGATACACCGGACTCTATCTACTGGGGTAACACAAGAGAAGAGGTATACGAACAGTGCAAGGGCATCATCGATAGCCTCTGGAAGGACAGCTACGAGGAACTTGGATACACGAAGCTCGAAATGTTCATCAAGTCGGCAACATTCGTTCGCGCTGACGTATCAGAGAATATTAAGCTTATCTCTACCGATGCCTCATATCTCGCCAACCTTGCCCAACAGGACGAGGAACAGCGCATGCGAGACCTGGAAGCTAACTGGAACTGGAAAGCTGCCGGTGATGACATGATCAAGATGGAAGACCTTGATGAAATCTACGACAATGCAGAACAGATAGGAGATGGAAAACGCAGAGCTTCTGCCGATATCGCATTCACCGGAGGCGATAACTTCGTAATGTGGCTTTGGGAAGGATGGCATTGTAAAGACTTGGTTGTTCTGAGGCTGGACCCTAAGACACTCGTTTCGGTAGTTGAGGCCAAGCTGAGAGAGTGGGGTGTCGAGGAATGTAACTTCACTTACGATATGCAGGGTATCGGTCAGTACTTTAAGGGATTCTTCAAGGATGCCGTCCCATTCAACAACCAGGCAGCACCTATCGCTAGGAATCATCAGGAAGAAGAAGGAATCAAATACCTATATAAGGATTTGAAGTCTCAGTGCGCATGGTTATTCTATAAGATGATAAAAGAGAAGCAGATTTCCATCGACTCGGCCCTGCTTGAAAGAAAGTATTCAGGAAACGGATTTGACAAGGTTCCTCTCAGACAGATTCTTCAGAAGGAGCGTAAGATGCTCAGACGTGACGAGAATAGCGATGATAGGGGATTCAAGCTATTACCTAAGAAGATTGCCAAGAAATATGTCGGGCACTCGCCTGACTTCTTTGAATCTTGGTTCTACGTAATGATATTCAGTTTAACAAAAAAGAAAAATAAAAAGGTAAAAGGATTATGGATGCTATCAAGGTAACAAATTTCAGAAAGATTCTCGTAAAGAAGCCTTTCTTTGAACTCACGCCAAAGGGGTACATGACCCACGATGGCTATTGCAGGAACGAGGTGTCCGATAATGAAGACCCTCAGATGCCGCAAGATACATTGTACAGAGTGATTAAGACTCAGAAGGACTTCCTTCGTGAGTTCTATCCTACGTCCCACAAAATCTTCGACAAGGATCTCTACCCTGACATCTGGAGAAAGAACCCGGAAGACGGGAAATGGTATGTCCAGGAGATTCAAAGAACGGCATTTGCTTTCCAGCAAGTTATTCATACGAAGCACGTTCTCCACATGACAGGTAACGATATTCAGTTTGAGCTTGCCGGTGATCCTGAGATGAAGAAACAGGAAGAGTATATTAATCTTCTTGCCAAGTTTAAGAAGGGATGGTATATGCACGATATGGAGATTCGCCACTATGAGGCTGTAAGTTCGTACATGAAGGTTGCTGAGGCTGCTGTAGTCGGATTCTTCGATAAAAACAAGAAATTCGGTACTCGCACATTGGCTTTCGATAGAGGAGACACATTGTATCCTCAGTTCGACCCTCTTACTGGTGAACTCGTTGTGTTTGCTCGCAAGTATTACGACTTCGATGAGGAAGGCAATGAAAAGATTGAATGGGTAGAGGTGTGGGATGACAAGACATTCTACCGCTTCAAGAAGCAAGTTAACGAAGGCAAGGTCAAGGAGACTATCAAGAGAATTGCCAAGATATTCGGAATCGACGACTACACTTGCGTTGAAGAGAAAGCTCACGGCTTCCCATTTATCCCTGTTGCATACGTAAGAAACGATGACGGCCCATGCTGGTCTGTTGTGCAGAAGAACATCGAGGACTACGAGGAAGCTTTCTCTTATCTCTGCGAGAACAACAAGGCTTACGCCTTCCCTATAATGAAGTTGAAGGGCGATGGTGACGACATTACCGTTGTTGGAGATACAGACGGATCGGCTAAGATGATTCAGATTACCGATACGAATGGTGATGCTGACTTCATTAACGGAACAGACGCTTCCGATGCATTTGCGACACAGCTCAACAAGTCGTATGACCTCATCTATGAGCTTTCGTTCACAGTAAAGCCACCGGAGCTGAAGTCGGGTGACCTTCCGGGCGTTGCCATCAAGCTGCTCTATTCTCCTGCTATCGAGGTTGCTGAGAACGATGCCAAGAAGATGCATCCGTTCCTGGATCAACTTGTTCGTATCTCAAAGTATGGTATCGGAGTTGAAGAAAACTGCATGGCCACTATGACCGGTCTTCCTATTCACGCTTGGGTGGAAATCTATGTGCATCAGAATAAATCTGAAATAATAACAAACTTAGCGACAGCTGTTCAGAACAACTTCCTCTCAAAGCAGACTGCATCTGAGCGTTGTCCAGACTTCCCAGTTAACGATGAATACGACCGTATCATGCGCGAGAAGAAGGAAGAGGATCAGCAGGACCTCCTCATGGATATTCAGCGTGCGGATAACGAAACTCAAAATGCAATCGAGGAGCAGAAAGCTACTGCGAATATTCAGAATGGAGGTAGTGGAAACGTACGTACGGGTCGCGGAGCTGGACGCCCAAATAAGTCAGGAACCAAATGGGACGAGAATCGGAACGCCCCGAATGAGAACAACTGGCAGCACTACAATCAAACCCATTAATAGCCTATGGATGAATTAAAACGTTCTGTCGATTACAGCAGGAAGCGCTTGCAGGCAATCCGAAACTGCGAGGGCCATGTTGCTGATATCCTCTGGAAAACGACGCAGAAGGTAATTACCGCAAGTAAGCGATACAGAGGTGCGGGCAGGCTCACAAACGAGTCAGCCCTGCTCTCTTACGCCAAGAACGTTACTGCTGAGGCCGAGGAGAGTATCAATACCTATATCTCTGCTTACTCCAAGGTTTCATGCAAGATTCTCGGGATTGACAACGAGAACATAGAATCGTTTCTCGTCAGCGACATCTACGGAAAGACGACATCCGAAAGAAACGCCGTCTATCTCGGAAACTTTGCTGAAGATATTGTAAGGATGATCAAGGCAGGAACCTTGATGGGATATTCAGACCAGCAGCTCCTGTCTTCCATCCGCACAGGCTATAAAGACCCATATCACACATCAGTCATCACCAAGGCGAAGAGAAAGGACATTAATATCGATGTTCCTTCTTACGGAAAGGGCTACTACAAGAACGCCTATCAGAATATCGTAAGAAATGCTTCTCAAGTGATTGCTTTGGCGTGGGGACAGGCAGAGCAGGAATACGGACAGGAGAATAAGGCTATCGGATTCTATGTCAAGAGAGGAAGCAGTTATCCTTGTGATATCTGTCAAAGCGAAGCCGATGCCGGCATCCATTCTTTCAAAGACCCATATCCGCCATTTCACGTTTCGTGTTGTTGCTACACAGTATTTGCATTCAAGGATAATAAAAAGAAATAAGACTATGATTGAAGAAACAAAAGGATACACGTTATCCGTCGATACGTACAAGAAGGCGAAGGCTCTTAAGATGAAAGACCCTCGCTATTACATCTACGCCAGCCTCCGTGGTTCAGGTATGTCTGTTCGTGACAGCTGGGCCATCGCATTCCAAGGAGAAGGAATAGGTGTGTGGGAGAAATCATTCCTCGAAAACGAGATGAACAAGCTCGAAGCCCAGGAGTCCGTTCAGAAGAGAATCGCAGAGGTGCAGGGCAAGAAAGCGAAGAACGAGAACGCCGATGAGCTCACCCAGGAGGAACTTATTAAGGCTACCTCGAAGGAAGAGATCCTGAGAAACCTCGTTATCGCTCAGCGCAAGCAGAAGTTTGGTTCTCCAGAGTGGCAAAAGACGACTGCCATGATAGCCGACTACTCTAAGATTAAGCAGGACGAGATTGATACAGAAAATAATGTGGTCCACTACTATATTCCTCTATCAATGCCTCGATGCTGCGAGGACTGCATTATCTTTAAAAATGGTCAGGCGACTTTCCAAAAGAAGAAATAGTTAAATTCGTGTTAAAGTAACTTTGTTTTACTAGAAATTCAGCAAAACCAAGTACCTTTGCAAATAATTAATGTTCACAGATTCTTTCTGCTGAGCATAATTCAAATTATTTTGGTTAACTAAGAGGGGCAGTGTCTTCACAGATACTGCCCCTCGCTTTTTAAAACAAATATATAAGTAGAAGAAAACTTTGAAGTCAATTAAGGATACTTCTCTCCGGTAACCAACTCAAGTATACCCTTAAGCCTATCATTAAGAAGGTCGTCATTGAATACAGGAAGAACACCGTATGGAGGTAGTTTCTTAGTCTCTGCGGCCTCCAAAATGAACTGGAGCGCCTGTACTAAGGAAGTGTGGTCTTGAACGACCTCAAGCAATTTATCGCTCATCCTTGCCTCCTTCCTTTTTAATCTGTTCTGCCATCTCAAGAAGAGTCTCGGCGTGCTTATCGCGGTCGATGACTTCCTGTACGGCCTCATCGCTCTCCTTGCGAAGCTGCTCTTCTGTCTTACCCTCATCGGCAGCAGCGTTTCTTCTTTCAGCCTCACGAGCAATGTATTCGTCACGGAGTTTCAACTTACCTGCCGTGTATTCTGCATCGCCAGGCAACGATGTATCCGCATACATAAGCTGGGCAAATGCCTCGATGATGTTTCCATCATCCTTGGAGAACTCATAATGGTCTCCTACAGCAACAGGAATACATTCATCGAGCGCAGCGTACATTGATGTACCGATAGAGTACTCGATTCCCCATGTGCCGGCAATGTTCGCAATCTTGATGAAAGGCAGAGAGCCTCTCTGTAAATGCTTCTTGATATCAGCAGGGATATCCTCTCTGAGTGAAGCAACTTCTTTCTTAGACAAGCTCTTACTGAACTTCAACACGGTGAAGTGTCTTGTCTTGATAGTCTTTCCAAATGGTAATGCCATGATAACAATATTTTAAAGTTCAACTTTTATTTCCTTATACTCGAAATGCTCACAAGAAGGATCTTCTTCCGAAGTAAACATATTCACGGTAGGGTGATGACAAACTCCATTCTTGAAGAAGAAACAATCCTTGCAAGTGTAATCAGTCTGTTCCATGCTCCTTACGTTTTTGATATTCCATCAATGTCAAAATACAATAGTTAGCGCAGTCAAGAAGAGCATCTTCCAATGGTTCATTAGCAACTTGCGCCTCATTGTCCTTCAGCGTCTTGATGCGATTCACCTTCTCTCGTATCTTTCCGTAGCCGTAGTTGATACCAAGCTCATCATACATTTCGGAAAAAGCATTCCCATAATCGTGATTCTTGCGCTTGTAGGTATCACTCATCTTGTCTGTGATTTCCTTGAAGCGGTCGGCATCACTCTTCTCAGATTCTTTTTTGATTGGTGTTTCTTTAAAATCCGAGAAAATAGAATACATCGCCAAATCAACTATATCCACACAAACTGCTGCTAAATCGGGTTTAAAGAATGCTACGATTTCGCATTTTTTATCCGTTATAGCTATATCGATAACTTTGATATGTTGAATCCTATCAATAGAGCCTAATGGGTCTATTTTATCAGCAAACACCGAGTCTGCAATCTTTATCAAATTACACTTCGTAATCTGCAAGACAGACCCTATCTTAATATCTTCTATTCTAATCATAATCTTTATTTTTAATTATGTCTATAATATCATGCTCTTTAATTTTGAGAAAGTGATAGAAATCGATTCTCTGAACACTTTTTACGCAGTGAAATTTGCTCAAATCAACCCCGTAACAGTCTATTGATAGAGTTACTATTGGATAGTTGTAGTTCTTGTCTGGAACTTTGAACGTCACTGAAAATCGCTTGTTTATATAGTCAATATCATCAACCATTCCGCAAACCATATTATCGTATTGGAAGACTACATTCTTGAAGCTTTCCTTTTCCTGACCTTCTAGGTTTTCGATAAAATATGCCGCAGGTGCAACAAACAGATTCTTTTTGTAATACCTTTCCATAAGCTATTTATTTTTGTAAAACACAATCATTGTATACACAAAACACGCAATACCCACTGCAAGTAATACACATGGAAACACAATATTTCCACCTCCGTTATGAGGTAGCTGTGGCGCTACTGGAGCGTATGGAATATATGCAATCATAATCTCCTGCATCGAAGCGGTGGCCGGAACAATATTCCCATCAGCCTTCTTCTTCGTGATACGGGATATAATCTCCTTGATATATTCCTTGTCTATCATAGAAATCTGTTTTATAACCGTTAATCGTCAGGCTGAATGAAGCTCTCAGGCTGCTTGATGTCCTCCTCACCACGCAATTTATTCTTCACGTCATTGATGAGAAGCTCCTGCTTCAGGTCAATCATCTGCGCGCCGTACACCTGATACGTCATACCGCCCTGTGACCTCTTCTTGAAGAAGCCGTACTTGTCGCTCATATCACGCCCGAACTTCTGAATCGTAGGGATATCCTTCTCCTCGACATCGTTGGCCTTGCAGAACTCGACGAACCTCTCGTACATCTCCTTGGCAAGCATGCACTCCGAAATCTCGCCCCTCGCCTCCCGACTGCACCTCATATCATACGCCCTTATCCAGGCATAGATAGGATTGCTTCCGAGAAGGGAGATGAGCAACTGTCTCCTGCTGCCCTCAGCTGCCGGGAACCTGTACTTCCTGCTCCTCAGCTCCATCGCGCCGCGGAATATCCAGTTAAATACTCCGCTCAGCTCTTCACGGATGATCTTGCTCGCCAGCTCCGGGTCCTGCCTCTCCTTTGGAATGGTCACGTCGAAGCTCACGTACTGCAAACGTCTGATGAATCCGAGCGACGCATCGTCTGGGAACGGAAGCTCATTGAGGTTGAAGATGAGGTAGGGGATTGAGTTTCCCTCCAGGATATCCCTGCCGAGCTTTCTCATCGGGACGGGCTCACCGCTCACGAGTCTCTTGAACATACCGGTGTTCTTCCTTCCGAACTTCTTCGGGTCGGAATCGGAAGACCAGTTGAAGATGGCGTTCCTGATAGGATACCTTCCCCTCATTCCCTCGTCGCCGTCGGCAGTGAGGTCAGCGTAGTCCATCTTGCTTATCCTGTCCTTGCCGAATATGTTGCAGGCAACGTCGAAGATGACGCTCTTTCCGTTGGCTCCCGTACCTATAAGGAGAAGGCAGAGTTCAATCTTCGATGACTCCTTCCCCTCGTACGGATTGTATGCAGTACCTCTCTGTATGAGACCGAGACCGAGGAACATCTGGAGGATCATCCTCGACGTCCTGTCTGGGAGGACCTCCTTGATGAAGTTCATCCACCTGTCGCACTTCGCCTTCGGATTGTAGTCGTATGGGTGGTAGTATGTGACATGGTACTCGGGAGAGAACGGCATCACGTTCGGATACTTCAGACCGCTGCCGAAGTCAACAACTCCGTTTGCGAATGCAACGATGTCGAAGGTAGGTCTCAGTATGTTGTAGCACTCTATCACCTCCATGAATGACTTGTTCATCACCGTACTGATGCCGAGCATCGGAGCCATGGCCAGGTCGAGGAGCAGAAGCTGGTAAGCCTGTTCCAAAACTATCTTCGGAACAGCTTCGTATATCTTGCCGTTGAACATGTAGTAAGCACCGTTGTAGTACTTCACCGGAGCCTTCTTCGCCAGACGTCTCATTGACCTGATGAAAGTAGACTTCAGCTTGTTGTACTTATCAGAGTTTGCCTTACCCCAGTCCTGGCAACGGAGCGCTTCGAAGCCGTACTCGTCATGCCTCAAAAGGTCTAGCAACTGAGCGTGCAATGTGTCTATAGCAATACCATTTTCCATTTATGTACAATAATAATATTAATTTTCCGTTATTGTGTAGGATAAACCCCGATAAACAGGGGCTTTCTGAAGGATAACACGTGTCAGGTCGTCCTTACAACATGTCGTCTATAAAATATCGACAATACAAAGATACAGATAATATCCTGAATATCCGGTAAAACCCTAGTAGATAAAGGGTATAAATATACATTTTAGGTATACATTAAATGAAGGATAGGTATACATTTATGGTTTGGTCTGCAAAGTAAGAGTTTATGCTATCAAATGTTAATAAATAACGGATGAATGAATATGCATAATTATCCTTTATGGTGGAAAGTAATTAAACTTTACAAAACGGCTAAAAATCGGAAGAAAAAAATTTTTAGATGAGGTGACTACCGCGCTGATTTAGTGCTATTTAGGGGGTGTGGGGTGTTTCTTCTGAAATTATTACACTTTGTGTCGGTTTATATAGTGTAAACGGGCGTGAAACAATATTTTTGTAACTATTTCAAATTGTCGGTTTATATTTATAAAAAATTCATGTAACCCCTTAATAACCAACACTTTATAACTTTGTTTATATTCATTTTCTTGCATAATTATACATTATCAATAAAGCGTGGAACACAAAAACTTATTACAATACACTTGACCAAAATATATTTACCATATTTATCCATGTATAAATATTCGTGTTTAACTTATTAAATACATTTTAACGAAATTGGTAAAATGTTATTACATGAGTAGTTAAATACATTAACATAAACTGCCACTTTGGCGGTCATAACTACCTGTAAATCAATTAGTTAGCAATTTGTAAAGATTAATGTTTATTAAGTTAAATATTTAACGATCACTGCCACCATAGTTTCGTAAATGCTTGATTATTAGATGGTTACAAGTCTGCCACGTTGGCGAAAACGTTAAATTATTTAAACCTTAACAACTACTGACAAACGCTGTAATCATTACAAACGGCTAACCATCTATAAATCAAGTACTTATAAAAGGTTAAATGCATAAACACTCAATTTTTTTAGTGGTTGTTTGGTATGCGGTTTGCTATTATGTAGGTAGCCGGACGGCTTTTGAGCGCATAGCACGCAGTGGCGTGTTGTGTCCGGCGTCGTGTGGTGCACGTTACGCACACCCCAAAAACGCACGGGGTAAATTGTGCGTTTTCATTTAAACATTTTAGATATGAAAGATTTAGAAGTGAAAGGTGCTACAGGATATGAGCACGTAAGTACGAAGGTTGCTAGTTATGTAACAGAGTGCAAAAGTAGTGCTATTTTGGCGCAAAGTCTTGATGTGCTTAATAGTTACCGCAAAAAGCTATTAAGCGAGTGCAAAGATAGTGAAGTAGTAAGCGCAAAGAAAGAACTCGATGCAGCTAGAGAAAGATATAACAAACTAGCTACAAAGTACGTACTTTCTGATGAAAGCTACTGCAAATTGCAAACAGAGTGCGTTCGTTCTGCTGTTAGCGAGTTTTCCCGCAAACATAAACTACCTAATTTCTTTGCGTGGTTTGATAACAACAATAAGGACGTGCAAACTACTATAATAGATAGTTTGCAGCGTCTTGGTTCTAAATTGTGTTCTTTGCATCAATCATTTGCAAGTGGTGCAAAGGTAGCAAAGAAGAAGAGCGAAAGCATAACAGACCTGCAAAAACAGATAGCAGAACTGCAAGCTAAACTTGCAGCAGCGCAAAAGTAAGTAACACAAACAAGGTAGCTAGAGAAATCTAGCTACCTACAAGCACTTTAAGTTATGGAAAAGGCTATATTACAGAAAATAGAAAACGCCATATCTAGATATAAACTATCTAGCAGTTACACCGCAAAGGAACGTTTGCAAGAATTGAAAACGGCAAAGGGGAAATACTTTGCAGACCTTTGCGACAGATACGGGCTATCTAATATAGAGATAGTTAGCCTATAATAGGCGCAATACATTTTCCCACTGACTAGCTAGCAGGTAGCCAGTGGGAAATTTTACTCCAGGTTTTTCAACTTGGAGCGGGTCGTCGTGTCCTTATTTTTCCCACACAATTTGGTAAACCTTGTCGTGGTGTGTGGGCTTAACTCAGAGAGAGAATTTATTCTCCCTCAGGGAACTAATTGCCAAAATTCAAGAGAAGTATCTCAGTAAATCGAGAGTGCGAGAGGCACACCGAGATGGGAGAGAGTAACGTGTTACTCAGAGACATCCATCCGAGAGATACGCAAAAATTCCTGGCGTGAGCGTCGAATGAGATGAGACGGCACGACGGCTAGGGGATTTGTATCATCTAGCGAGATGAGAGTTTTAGAAAGAAATCATAATTCATATTCTATCCCGTTGGCTGCGGGGTTAAGGGATACGAGATATCCTGAAAAGCTGCGTGTTGGATGGCACGTGGAGTGGTTTCCGTTGCAGGGATTTTCCTGCACATCATATTCGCTCATAGTTTTAAAAGTGTGGGCTAGCGAATATAAAACGCACTTTCTGAAATCGGTTGCTTGTCATCCGTGCGAGATTTATCTCCTCAGAAATAAACAAGCTGCTGGCAGAAGCATAAAATCTGTAGGGTGTGAGCCACGTAGTTAAGACGATAAAGATAAAACGTGGTGCAAAGATGCACATCCTGGCTAACGGGGCGGGGAGAAATCTCCGCTCTACAATTACAAACCATTTAAACAAATAGAATTATGAAAGAAGTACATTACATTTGGATAGATTTTGAGAGTTCGACGGGTTCGTCTAAATCGATACTTTTACGTAACGGTTGTTTTTCTCTCGATGGCGCAAAGAAATTCATAAAATCTTTGAGCCCAAAAACTCTTTATGAGAATAGACCAACTTACTTGAAGGACTGCGTAAAAATAACATTGACCGCACAGAACATTGTCTCGTCTAACACTCTCTACAGAAGAACCATTAATATTGTAGCATAATCTCCCTACGCTTGTAGGGAACAATAACCAAAAATATTAGAATTATGAGTACGCTGAGAATTAAATGCCTCGATATGTGCGAGGTTGAGAGTATCATTGCAGATGCTCAGGAGATTTTGAGTCACGTAGAATTCGGGTCGCTAAAGAATGGTGTGCTTACATTATTCTGCGTGGCGTGAGCCTAAAAATCCGTAGCCAGTACGATAATTGTCGTGCGTGGCTACGGAACAATTACCAATATTTTAGAATTATGAAAGCAAGACAGATTATTTATTCAAGTACGATAATTGTGCTTGGATTTATTCAGGCATCGCCAATATTCATTTGCTTGGCAAGTACGATAATTCTCCTGAATGTGCTTGGAATTCTTTACGGAATTCTGCTTGTGTATATTTGGAGCAGTACGAAAAAGGGCAAGTGGTATTTCCGTGAGCTGTGGCGATCCACGCTCCGCTTGGAAAGTTTCGTACTGCCTGGAGCTTGACAGATTTGGAAAGTACGAAAATTGTGCTTGAAAAATTTCAGCCTAAAAACTGCTCATTCAATTTGGGCAGTACGATAATATAACCAATTAAATTACAGAATTATGAAACAGAAAATTTTTGTGGCATTATTTGCCGTAGTGTGCCTTGCATTGTTTGCAGTATCAATTACTCTGTATAATTGTCACAGAGCAAACGTGATGCTGAGAAAGACAGTTATCAGCCAGGCGAATGAGATTTCAGAGCTTAACGCCAGTTACACAGCAGAGGGGCCTACAATGTTCGTAGGTCTCAGAAAATAGCCAAAACTGAGAGGAGTTTCTGCTCCTCTCTTCTATTAACCAAAATATTAAGAATATGTACAAGACGATAACAAAGGAATTAAGCAAGTGTGAGTTAATTGATATCATGATGGGCATGGACTGCGAGGAAGATATGTGTACACACACATCTATCCGGAGAGTTCTATGTCCTATACAGGCGTGCGATGAGTTCGGCGGCGATTCTGATGATTCACGTTCTCTGCTGCCGGGAACATACCTGGCAGTATATCATGACGAGATGGAGGATGAGCCGTTTCCTATGTTCGCAAAGATTTGCGCCCACATCATTACAGATGAGGACAAATGTCAGATGCTCATGAACGGAGACGGCTGTATTCTGATTTTCCTGCTCAACAAGTACGAGTAGCCAAAAATGTGCTCAGGCATTTTCCTGGGCATACTATGTAGAACCATTAAACAAATTGAATTATGTTAGACAAGAAATCACAGAAGAATTTTGAGCGTGCGCTTATGCATGAGATGGAGAAGATCAAGATTGCAGCGCGCCAGTGGCATAACAACAATACTAAGGGCTACAGAGATTATCGTAGCAAAGAGGCTATCTCCAAGAGTTTCTCTGAGATTGCAGTATTGTGCATGAGCTAAATGTGCGTGGCGATTGTCACGCATACTATTTACCAATATTTTAGATTATGAAGAAATTAGAGAATCCTAAATGGGAAGATGGCAGAGATTATCTGCGCGACAAGATTCTGCCTAGATTGCAGGAGATGCAGCGTGATATATTCGGCAACGAGAAACTGTTCGTAACAATGGCTACCGGGCTGAACGGGGCATACATATCCGTGTCAGTGTCCGTATTTGACGAACGCGACAAAATAGCCGACAGCTTCTACCCGAAATTCTTTTTTAACGACAGCAACGAGCAGCTGGAATCTGAGTACAAGAGACTCGCAGACTTCGTTAAGGTGTATTCAGCCTAAAATGTGCGTGATATTTGTCACGCATACAATTATTCACCAAAAATTATAGATTATGATAGATGAAGAATACAAGGAGAATGTAGAGTACATACGTTCTACCATCCTTCCAAAATTGCAGGAAATTCAGAGAGATTTGGTAGAGAATCTGCCAGGTGTGAGCTTTACTGTCAGATCAGACGGCGACACTGGCTCTATGTCTGCTCATGCTGCTGTCTTTTTTGATGGCACGGCTAACATAAAAGACAGCTGTACCGCAAATTTCTTTCATGTGGATAACAAGGAAGAAATTGACGATGAATACAACACGCTCGCAGAATTTCTCAATAAGTATACAGCCTGAAAATTGAGGGAGTTTTATCTCCCTCTCCTACAAACCAATATTTAAGAATTATGAGCAAGTGGGTACAATTCTATCATAAGATTAACAAGTTTGACCTTGTGAACATGAGATTCACCGATGAGGTGAGCGTTGTGGAAATGGTGGGCATGGATTCTGTCATGCCTATTGACGGTAGACTTAATCTGTCATCCATACGTGCTGAGATACAGAAGAAAATAGAGAGCATGAAAAAAATCGAGAGTTTCGACCCTTGTGCGTTCTCCATCCTCACCGGTCCTACGATTCTGTGTGCTTCAGAAAGTCCGGTGTACAATCTCTAGCCAGAACTGGGCAGTACGATAATGTGCTGCCTGCTATTAACCAAAACAGAATATATTATGACAACAGAAGAAAAGACTCAGCTAGAGAAGCTTGTAGAGAAGTATTTGAAAGAAGACGCGTACAAACCACGAGGATGGGGAGAGAGAGCCGCAAGGGATTTCCATAGTGCCTTAAATTGTGAGTGGCTTCAAACGTACAGCTTTAGACCAGACCCGGCGTAGTTATTTGCTACGCCTCCAATTATTAACCAATAAAATTCAGAATTATGACAGACGGAGACAGAAAGTTCCTTGCAAGGCTCGTAGCGAGCCACAAGGCAGTTATCAGCGAGGAGTGCAGACGCAAGAACCTCGACAAGAGCGAGTATTTCAGACGCGTAGCGCGTGCAGACAAGAAAGCTCAGGAGATTGAGCAATCGTGCATGCGACCTCGCAAGTTCTAGCCAAACATTCTGTGCAGTCTATCTGCACAGAAACCATGTTAAACCATAAAAATGTAGAATTATGAAGAAAATTGTTAATACATTTACGAAGATTTTCGTACGAGACGGAAAGCGTCACAGAATTGTCGCTGTCGCTTCTTTAGGTGATGAGTGCAGAAATAACATCTGCACTTTCTCTATTACAGGTCAGATAGATATTTTCTGTTTCGGTTCATGGCACTGCAAAACCTGCGGTTGCATTACAGACGAGATATGCAAATTCTTTCCGGAATTGAAGCCATTTGTAAATCTTCACATGTGCAACTACAAGGGACAGCCATTCTATACTGTTGATAATGGCATTTACTATGTATCCCAAAGTAAGGAGATTGCTATGCGTAATCTCAGAATTACCGAGGATGAGTACGATGCCCTGCTCCCTGCTGCCGAGCTGAACGACAAGGACTATTTTATCTATAAGCTGTTCAAACTTGGCATCGTTAAAAGATGGAAGTCCGAAGCAGACAAGTTCATTGAGTTTCTTCTTCGCCAAGGAGGTGAATGGGAGAATCCATACACTATCAGCGACGAAAGACCGACAATTAAGCTGACCGGAGGCATAAGAGCTCTTGTTGAATCCAGACTCAAGAAAGGATACTACACGAAGGAAAATATTGATAAGATATTGCAGCAAAGAAGAGCTGACGAAATCAGCAAGAAACGTCAGTCTGTAATTGAAGAGTACTACAAGAAGACCGAGAAAGCTCGCAATGAGCGTGACGTGATGCTTTACATTTTTGACCACGGCCTTTCTATCGATAACGTGATTTATTACGATTACAACAACACCGTGAAGTTCAACTGGCTCGATTACAAGGAGCAGATTACACAGGAGCAGTTTGTAGATTTCGTGAACAATTTGGAGTACGACAAGTTGCCTGACGGCATCCAGTTCGTTCTCGGAGATGGTAAGTAGCCCAGCCAATCCTCACTCCCACGGGTGGGGATTTCTATTAACCAAATATTAGAATTATGATAACGGATTACTACACAGCCGTACACTGGCTAAAAAGTGCGTTCATCCTCTGTAACGAGATTGTAGAGAATGACGAATCAGTGATTGAAAACATCGAGTATCCAGAGTTGACAGAAGAAGAAAGGAACAGAATCGAGATATTCCAGTGGTTCCTCACTAACATGAGCGAAGAGGATAAGGAATGGATGCAGAAGAATTTCCCTGATCTTATCTTCTCTTACTCAGACAAGCTTGACTTGTGGATTCTTTGCGTAGATCATTTTGGAACGATGTGGAAGGGAGTCCCAACGACTACCAACTGCGAGAATGCGGCAAAGGCTAGCCAGCTGCCGTAGCCAAACCAATCCTCACTCTTACGGGTGGGGATTTCTATTAACCAAAGATTACAGAATTATGAGTGATTTAGAGAAAATCCTGAATGACGATTTACTGAAGTGTAAGATCGTTGAGTCAGTAGAAAATCCTGTTAGGCGTGTGGACCTCATCAAGTGGACGCACGACAATTCTTTCTCTATTGCAGAGGTACGCAAGGATACCGGTAAGCTAGAGGTCACAGACTTGAAAGCTGCCAGTGGTCTTGAGGCATACAAGCATTTCTACAGAAATTATGGCGACATTGCCATATGTGGCTAAAACTCCCCACATCATCGTGGGGAACCATTTTGAACCATTAAACAGATGAATTATGGAAAAGAATATTCTAGAAGTTGTTATGAATAACAAGGGTGAAGTTATCGAGAAAGTGGCCGATTATATCGGTGCGGCAAGTTTTGCCGCGGTTATCGAGGGGCTCTATCGTGAGTGTCTGGAGGAATTCGATGACGCAGAAGATCTGGAAGAATACATTGCAGATGTGCTCAGAGAGAATATCCAGGGTCTTGCGTGGGAGTTTACTCACAAGGTAAACAGAGAGATGAAGAAATATCTCCATCTTAGCGACCAACGCATGGATGGAAATTTTGCCAATCTGTACAACGATTATCCTAGACACGTTACAGGTACGTTCTGGGCGACGGACTACGATGGCGACGATTACTATGATTTGTATCCTGCCATGGTAGCCAGACTTGATGCAGCAGAGGACAGCGAGCAGGCTAGCAAGGACAGGGCGTACCTCGAAGAATGGTATTTCAAAGCCTTCGGTACGTACAACATCAAGTACAATTTCGGCAATTACCTTGAAGAGGTTCACTCCATGATGGAGGAAGATTACGAGGAAGCCTAACAATATCCCCTAGCATGGGGGTATTCAATGTTAAACCATTTAAATGATATTAGATATGAGTTACGAATTTGCAAAGAAAGAAATCGGCGATTACAGAATCACCATTTATCAGGATGAGAATGCCGAATGCCCTTGCTCTGCATGGGATTTGGCAGGCGTATATCTTTGGGAGTATTCCGGCGTATTGAGTTCTGCTTGTAACTGGGAGAAAGTTCTCGGTAGCAGCAGCCATAGCCTGGAAGAAGCCCTGAGAGTACTGGTATGCAAGTATGTTCCACAAAAGAAGATTATCAAGTATATCAATAGTATGTTTCATTGCGATCATCTGTATCTCGAATACGACAAGTCGTGCCACATGTGGAGTTTTGAAAGAAAATCAAGATTCAGCATCGGCAAGAACGAGTGGTACAACATCAGAGATTTCACTCCTTACGAGCTGAAGAACGAGGATGTTAGGGATGAGCTTACAGAAGAGCTTGAAAAGGATGATTTTATTAATCTCCTGGAAGACTGCAAGGATATAGCATTCTACGAGTGGGCTTCTTCTGGTTATTCTCAGGGAGATTACATCGAAGGTGTCGCATATTGTGACAAAGAGCGATTTGAAAAGATGGTAGATACAAATACCAAGAACTGGAAGAATCGTGCTATCGAGCTGTTTGAGAGCGAAGTCAAGGATATTGGTATGTGGATGTGGGGTGACGTAAAAAGTTACGTCCTAGAAAAGAAACGCCCGTATACAAAATTGTACGAAGACGGTAAATCTTCTGATTCCTACGAGTGGAAGCAGATTGAATCCTGTTACGGAGAGTACTTCGAAGATGCTGATGACCTCATCGAAGAGGTTATCAAAGAACACGGCTTACAGCCGAAAGATGCAGCCTAACCAAGGGGAGCTTTTATGCTCCTCTTCCATTAACCAATTAAATAGAATTATGGGAAAGATTACAATTTCACAGAAGGGAAGTAGAACTATCTACAGAGTGAACAGAAGAATCGTGTGCTATCGTGACGGGCACAAGTATTGTGTGGGCAAGCCATCATCTGGCAGCACCCATATCGAGCTTGATGCCTTGTCCGAGAATATTGCACACGAGAGATGCATTGAGATTTGTGAGCGTAGAATCAATGCGGAGATGAAGTATCAGAATCCTGTCGCATACAACGCCCACAGAGTATTGAACGCATTAGCCTAAAAACGGAGGGAGCAATCCCTCTGACATTATTAACCAAAATTACAAGAGTTATGAAGAGATATTACGTATCAGTCACAGAGCATTTAAACAAGGTAGTCAGCGTTGATGCTGAGAGTGAGAATGAAGCCGTACAGAAAGTGCAGGATGCCTATAATAATAGCGATATTATTCTTGACGCTGACAATTTCTCAGGTGAGGTTATCGAGATCGAACCAGATCAGGAGTACTGGAGAGAATCCGAAGAAGATGACAGCGTAGCACTCCAGCATATCGACTAGCCAAACGGGGAGAGCAATCTCCCTACCAATAACCAAAACATCATAGATATGAAGAAAATCGAGGTAGGAATGAGAGTGTATTGTGACATACATTCTCAGTCAAAGGAGCACATCGTGACTCACGTTTCAGAGAAAAGAGGATTCGCGGGAATTGATAACGAGTTCTGGTGGCCTATAGACAAGTGCTTCCCATGCGATGAAATAACATTGCCTAAAAAGCGCAGCTAAGGACTGCGCACAATAACCAAAACAAGAAGAATTATGAATGAAGACAGAATCCTAAGTATGTTCTTTGAAAAAGCCAGATGGCAGTATGCTATTGAGAAAGGCTTATTCAAGGACATGAACAAAGCAGTAATGTATCAGCTTACAACGCCGGAGGCTCGTCTGGCTATGTATCAGAGGATCAAGAGCGGTAATTACAAGATAATGCCGCCACACACAGCGAAGATTCCGAAGGACAACGGAGATTACCGTACGGTCTATGTGAATGAGGCTGTAGACAGAATCCTACTGAGCATAGCAAACGACCTCTTGTTCGAGCTGATGCCAGAGATGGTGCATCCGCGCTGCACGTCATACCAGAAAGGTATCGGCTGCGGTCGTGTGGTGCAGGAAGTGTCTCGGATAATATACTCAGCAGAGGGAAAAATCATCGGGTGGAAAGGTGACTTCTCCAAGTACTTTGATTCTGTGCCTATTCGGTTCATCGACTGGGCATTCGACAAGGTAGAGGAGAAGTACGGAAAGTCTGCGCTGATAGATGTCATTCGTGACTACTATCACACGGATATCTATTTTGATGAGGACAACAACCTCTGTGAGAAGTATCAGTCCCTCAAGCAGGGATGTTCTGTTGCAGCATGGCTGGCTGATGTCATTCTCTATCATCTTGACGACAAGCTATCTAAGCTTAACGGATATTACGTCCGCTATTCAGATGATACGCTGTTTGTCGGTGAAGACTATGAGAAAGCCATGGATATCATGAAGAGCGAGCTGGAGATGATGCAGATGACGCTCAACCCTAAGAAGGTTGAGTATCTTGACGCTAATCACTGGTTTAAGTTCTTGGGATATTCCATCAAGGGTCACAATATCTCTCTGTCGTCCACTCGTATCAAGACTTTCCAAAAGGAGATTGAGAAGAGGACGATAAAGAAACGTGACACCACGATGACGAAAGCCATCAATGCAGTAAACAGGTATCTCTACAAGGGGTACTGCGATTATTCCTGGGCTACTCAGGTTCTTCCGGTCATAAACGTGAAAGAGGACATCGACAAGCTCAACACCTTCGTCATGGACTGCATCCGTGCGGTCAAGACAGGCAAGAGAAAGGTCGGTGGTCTCGGATACGTGAAGACTCAGGCTGTAGGTTGCATAGACAGAGGTCGTGGAAGGAACGTGAAAGCCAACAGGAGTAAGACAGAGAGCGAAATCAAGGGGTATCTATCAATCGGCTGTGCTCAGAATGCCTTACGAACGAGCAGGGCAGCGTACAACACATTGGTGAATACCCTGTAGATTAGTATCCTAGCGCAAGGATTTGCCGGAATGAAGACACAAGGTTTTAAATATCCCGGTTGCGGAGTACAGGGACCATCTAATACCTAGATGGTCCTCTGTTCGTCCTAAACCGGACATTATCGAACTTATAAAGCCATGCGCAGTATCTTCTGACCGGCAGACTCTGTAACCGAGCACACGGACGTGGGAGAAGGACGGACAGATTCAGGCGACGCCTCTATAACATCATCTGATTGATCCAGCTATCCAAGTTTACAACTTGAGACAGCTGGATCATTCATATGGCACAAGGCGTAGCTCATCAATGAAGTACAGAGATGTGCCGGTCCGCATGACTCTCGCAGGTGGCGCACACCACCACTCACTGACGGATGGCAATAGTTTATGAAACAGGTCTCTTAACCAGACTCTGGATCCTGGTAACACCCGGATCCTGAGTCTGGCGAATCCTGTGTCAAATCAGAAGCATAAAGTATTGTGCCTAGCCACCGGTCAGGGAATTACCCTAGCACGAGGGTAGTCTTCAGAGGAGAGTGAATTTATAGTGCTGTTTACATGCCGCCGGCCTTCACTGGAATCCCAGTGCCATCCGGCGGCTTACAACAGCCCTCGAATCAAGCTGCTATAGCTACGTGCCACGCTCTCAGATGAAGACAACGTTATTGCCAACGAGGTACACGAGGAGGAATTCTTTATGTCGCGATCTCTGTATCAACGCGATATGTCTGGTAATACCAGAAATCTCGCGTATTGCAAGATCCCTCAATCGTCAAGATAGAGGAAGGCAACAGCCCTATGAGTGTACCTACAAACAACCATGTGAATTGCATCACGACTTATCAAGAGTATGAGGTTTAATATCCCGTAAGGTGGAATACCTGTGCCTGCCGATATCTCCGCAGGCACAGGTATCCAGTCACGGGACCGAATCGAGAACATATATCCATGCAACATAATACATGAGATAAGACATGCGCATTGCAGCGATGTCTGGCAAGTTCTGAGAGTTCATCGAGCGTTTCATTGATTCTGAAGCCAAGGATGGGGAAGCGTACGCTTCCTGAGGTTGGCTTCATAACAATGCCACGCCCTTAATCAAAAACTTAAAGCAATGCAACGTACCAGGTTGAGTCAGACTAGGTTATTGCGAGCCGAATGGTGCGCAAGGAGAATAGATTATACAATACGGTATCAATCATCCTGAGCATCCAGGTGATTACCTGGATCCGTCAGGACTCAGATACAGTATTAATCAAGACGTTATAGTTACGCAACAGATTCTCTGAGCGCACTCCTATTTACCAATATTTAAGAATTATGAACAGCAGATTACTAAAGAAGCTTGAGGAAATCAAGAAAGAGTACGAAACGTCAGAAGTTTGCATGGGCGAGATGCTTGATTCAGTAAGCGCAGACGGATTCTCTATCGAGGACGCTCACTGGTTGTATATGCGTGCAATGGAGTGGGCGAACGGAGATAAATTCTATATCCACATCGGAGAAGACGAAGATGTACTGAGTAAGGATGAACTCGAAGAAGCCAATTTGATAGTGCTAGAATAAGCACTATCCCTATTAACCAATACAATAGAATTATGACATACGACGAGATTATCAATGCAGTTGAGAATGGTGCTAAGTTCACCATCAACTTCCAGAAGAGAACATGTAGGGTGAATGGTAAGATAGTGATGTCCGAGGAAGATAAGCCGAAAGATACACCTTACCTGACACATGCAGTAGTCCTGTTCGCAATAGAGCAGAGATACAAGGCATACAAGCATTCTGTGCCGTCTGAACGCTCTGAATCACATCGCCGCTACTACTTCAAGGCTTTGCCGGAGAAAGAGCTCTCAGACGAAGATATGATGTACGGAGAGCGACGTGAGGTAGCGAGATGCAAGCTAGAACTATACGTCCTTATGCAGCTGCTCAGAGGCAACCTCGCATGGGAGAACAGATGGGGAAGATGGTTCTGGAAGTCCGAGAACGATAAGGACCTGGTTATCCTCAGAGACTGGGTTGAGCCAAACAAGGGTGGGGCGTAAGCCTCATCCACTAGAGTTAAATAAATTTTTAGTATAACCAATTTAAAATTAATTGAATTATGAAGCAGATTGTAACAATCACTGGTGAGAACTTGAACATCGTAACTAACAATGTAGAGGCTACAGCAGCTACCGGTAAGAAGACCAAGGCGCAGATGCGTCTCGAAGCTCTTAAGGCAGCAGGTGTTGATACTAGTAAATATTTCCCTCTCGGTGATGATCAGCTTATCAAAATCGAAAATGGTGCGGCTGTTCCTGTTGATATGGACGATGAAACCATCGATGCGGTAGGCAAGCAGATTGTCGAGGGTGGATACGTAAGTAACTGGAAGCTCTTCCGTCGTTGGGTGATGAGTCAGATGTTCCACATGTTGCGAGACATGGATAAGAGTTATCTGTCATTCAACGAGGTGTTGCAGCGCAAGGGCTACGAGTATCAGTGGCGCATGTTGGAGAACGAGCTGTATGCTCAGATGAAGATGTGTGACCACAAGGACTACGAGAACACCAAGGCGAGAAATCGCTGGTTCAACGGCTGCGTAGCACACGATATGGCTATTGACTATATTAACAAGCTTCGCAGCTACATTGACGACAAGTGCATCTACACTACCAAGAAAGACAAGGATGGAAACGAGAAGAAGACATACAGGCATACCTGCAAGGGTAATCCTTATATCCGTCTTCAGAACGAGGACATTTTTGTCGCAGACTTGGAGAGAAAGGTCTATACTCCTCTCCGTAACCTTGCCAACAAGATGGGTGCTGCACCGGCCTACAAGGAGCTCTGCGATGCAGTTCGCGAGTTCAACAAGAACCGCAAGCATCTCGCATGGGATACCAAGCAGGCAGATGCATTCATTCATGCTTACAAAGGGTCTGGTTCCTACTACACGATGAGAAACCTCATCATGTTCCATGGAGCAAGATTCATGAAGAACGGACGAAAGATGTCAGAGGCCAATTCTCTGAAGGAGCTTGAGTCTAAAGCCAAGCTCTACGATGAAGATGGTTGGAAGATGCTCGGTGTACTCAAGCAGCTTATCAAGGACAATAATATAAGCGTCCAGGGCAAGATTCTTGAATGGAAGAAAGCCAAGAGCGAGAACAAGTAATCATCAGTAAGACGTAAGGTTCGCCGCCTGAAGAATGGTGGCCCGGCAGCTATGTGTTTACAAGAGCTTCTTCAACGAAGGATCTCCTCCAGTCACTACTGGAGGTAATCCTTCGAGCTAAAGCTCTCTAGATCGAACTTATAGAGTAAGGCGCCAGCCGGGAGCCATTCTAGCCAAAAGTCGGTTACTTATTCGGTAACCGATTCAATGTTTAACCAAATAAAATGAGGAATTATGAAGAAAATCAAGAAGATAATCTATGTAGACAAGCTTACTCCAGCACCCCTTGACAACAAGAATGTCATGCTGGACTGGTGGGAAGAGAATATGTTCGACGACGGAAGCTACGCATTCTCAGGTAATACGTATCTAGGATTCATTGCCGGTGTTCCGGTAATGGCCACAGTCAAGAGCAATGTTGTCGAGCTGAAATGTATCCCGCAGCCCTACAGAAGCACGGACAAGCTTGATGATTTCGGAAATGCAGTCATAAAAAACTTGACTGAAGACGAATGTCACCTAACGACCTACATGGTTCCGGCGTACAAGCAGTACATAGATGACGAGCGTGAGGGAGACGCAAAACTACTAATATCGTTCTCCATCTACGAAGACGAAGCGACGATTTCATTCCATTGGAACATACCGAAAGATTAGCCAAACATGTCAGTCGTTAACAGCGGCTGACTACTCATATCATAACTAAATTTTGTTTAAATGGTTCAAAGCCGGTCTGTCGTGAGACACGCCGGTTTTTTGTTCCCAAAGTTTAACCAATTAAATTAGAATTATGAGTAGAAATTACTGGACATTAGGTAAGGAAGGAATGAAGACTCGTCTGTCAAAGGCACAGGCAGCTTATGAGAACGCAGTAGAGAACGTCAGCGACTTGCATGTCAAGATCAGTGATGGCAACACAAAATTGGGAGCTATCCCATCCGTGTCGCTCATCCCGGTCATGGATTGCGGTAACTGTGCAATCTGCGCCAAGAGCTGCTATGACCTCCGCAACGATATGATTTACAAAGAGGTTATCAAGACGAGAGCCATCAACTCTGCAATCTACCACGATGATCCTGAGCGATACTTCAAGGAGATTGATGGCTACCTCAACTACCGCCATCCTAGAGCATTCAGATTCCATATCGGCGGTGACATCCAGGACATATGGTATCTTGACAAAATGTGCGAGATTGCACGAAAGCATAAGGATACCAAGTTCCTGGCGTTCACGAAGATGTTCGATGTGTGCAACGAGTATCTCGATGAGGGCAACGTCATTCCAGAGAACATGCACATCCTCTTTTCGGGGTGGCTTGGTCTCAAGATGGATAACCGCCACGGATTTCCGGAGGCGCATCCTATCTTCGAGAGCGGAACGTCTGCTCCGGAAGAAACACGTCTGTGTACCGGGAACTGCACAGAGTGTCTGAAGGAAGATAGGTTGTGCTGGTCTATCGGGAAAGGTCAGGCGGTAGGATTCCTTGCACACTAGCCAAAAGCCCTCTTCGGAGGGTACTATGTTTAACCAATTAAAATTTTGAATTATGGCAACAGCAAGAAGAGGAACAAGAATGCTCAAAGCTTCCGACATTATGAAGAGAAAGGGCATTGTCCAGAAACAGATGGACATGGACAAGTTCAACGAGGTTGTAGAGAATTTCTTTATGGCGCACGAGCCTAAGGATACGATTCTACTTACGCCTAAGAGATTCATCGAAATGAATAACCCGCCAAAGGGAGACTTCATTGACTATCTCGATGTCAGCGTGTGGAAGAAGAGAAGCGAAGACCCAAATGACCCGTTCGACTTCATCGACTTTCAGCACATGAAGAAGAACGGGATGCTCCGTCCTATCCTTATAGTGAACGAGCCTTTCATCGGCAATGCTGCCGGGTGGCTGAGAGATTTTTGTGGATTCACTGTGAAGAGCAGAACACGAAAGAAGAAGAAGGAATATATCGTGTCTCTGCCGGTGTAAAGCCGAACAAGGCGTGGAACATTCTGTTTCACGCTCCCAGTATTAACCAATTAAAATTAAAGATATGAATGATTTTTTAAAATTAGCTGAGGAATTAGACTGGAGTTATAATGTAGACGATACACCTAACGAAAGAGGTGAGGTTTGCGTCGAGTTAGAGAAGTATTCCCCACAAGGCCAAGACTTCATCGCCACAATTTGGTTCGAGAATGGCAATAAGTCTGACTTCATGGATAAGTTGTATCAATATTATAGCGACTTCGATCCTGACGAGGAAGCCAGTAAATGGATTGGCGAGGATGGACATGGTGCTAACGGCGCGCCATACAAATTATCGGATATTTTGCAAGATATGGAGGATTGCAAGGATATGCTACTAGATTTATGGCACGAGTATTTTTACGATGAGTACCCAGAAAATCGTCCAAATGAGACCGACGAAGGGAAGCGACTCGCAGGAGAAATCGAGGAGAAATCCGGAAAGCATTACCACTCGTGCTCTCTACAGAATTATCCGAGCGGTAAGTACGGCGTTATCATTGATGGCTGCCAGAAGTTTCTATCGGAATGCAAGGAAGAGACATTAGCCTATATGAAAGGCGTGCTTACGGGCCTTGATATCGAAAGAAAAGACTAAGCCAAACAAGCCTGCCAGGAAACGGCGGGCATCAAGTTAAACCAAAATATTAAGATTATGAAGAGAAAAGTATTGAAAGACAAGATTGATGAGTTGCGTTCAACGGCAAAGATGGAACTTGCATGCACCATCCGTGAGATAATGCGAGTACGCGGAATCCTCAGCAAGGAACTTAAGAACCCGGTTAAGTGCAGCGACGGGCTTTTCGAAGCTGTCCTCATTGAAACTAACGGCAAGGATACTGCTATCCCGACTATCACGCTACATATGATGAGCTACAAAAGAGTGGTGAAGAGAGTATCCCCTATGGATTTTGAGATGGATTTCGAGTCGCTCGCCCGTATTGCTTACGAGCTAAACGATGAGCTCGAAAGTTAATTTAGCGTTAAAAACGGCAAAGACGATGGTTTATATTATAAACTTTTCGTATCTTTGCCACTAGTAACCAAAATTATAGAATTATGACAGAAGAAATAAGAATCAAGACAAGAGATTGGGAGAGACTTCTGAGCTACACTCAGCAGCAGAAGTACAAGACTGCCATCAAGCAGGGTTGGTTCGCCAATTATCACAGCAACGCCTGGAGGCATGACACGTTCTATGGCGCATACATCTGGAAATACCCGAAACTTATTAAGGTTGTAAGGATGTTCGAAGAGATGCTTGGACATAAGCCATTATGGGAAGACGTCACCGATGACAACCTCCGTGACCTCTTCGAGAAGATCCAGGAGAACTACGCTCCTAACTCGGCAAGAACCGTATGTGCAACCATCAAGGCCGTGATACGTGAGAACGATGCTACCAGGGAAATTCCTAGTCCTACGTTCGGTAGGATACTTAGAGCGAAGGCTGTACCGGTCCAGTCTGTATATCTCTCTGATGAGGAGATAAACAGAATCATAAAGTACAACCCTCACGGAAAAACAAAAAGATATGTTCAGAGAATGTTTATCATGGAATGTCTCTGTGGCGCACGTTACAGCGACTGCCAGAGGATGACGGAAGAGAACATAGATGATACAGGACACTTCCTCGTGTATGTTACTCAAAAGACAAAGACCGAGGTAAGGGTTCCACTTCACAAGAAACTCCGTAAGTTCCTCGTATGCGGTACTGGTGACGAGCCTCTTCCTGGTGAGATAGGTGAAAGAACGTTCAATAGAGCACTCCGCGATATCTGTCGTGACTGCGGAATAGATACGAATACAAAGGTGTTCAAAGCTGGAAAGGAAGAGACTGGAAAGAAGTATCGGTTCGTATCATCCCATACCGGCAGACGCTCGTTCGCAACGAATCTCTCAAAGAAGGGAGTGCCTCTTGAGCAGATTGCCGTCATGATGGGACATACCAGTAACGGTATGCCTAATATACAGATGACGCAGCGCTACATTGTCGGTAAGACCGAGATTGACAGCAATACACTGAGATTGTTCGGCGTCTATGAAGAAGACCTCGATAACGGTCTAGATGAGGATTAAGCTAAAACTGGAGGTGGCCAGCTGCCATCTCCTGCAATTGTTTAACCAATTAAAATAATGAATATGGTAGAAGATTATACTGTAGAAGAGTTGAATAAACTCATAAATGAGTGCCGGAAGAAGTACGAAAAGCTAGAAAAGGAGACCGTTATGAAGGCTCTGACTGGCGAGATTGGTACGAACTCCGCAATGGTGGAAGAGTTGGAGATTCTCAACATCCACTATCACGATGAAATGGACGAGTACGATATCACTGCACCTGACCTGAATCCAGATCTTATCGAGAACTTCAAGATGGCAGAGCGTAATGGCAAGAACGTCATCTTCGAGGCACAGGAATATCTTAAGATTCTGGGAATGTGCGAAGAGATGTTCAACCAGAAGATGTGGGTCAACGAAGATGGCCACATATGCGATGAAGAAGGTAATAGACTTTCCGCCGACAGAGAGCATCGTGTTTTCGAAGTTGTTAAGTGCGGAAAATAAGATATTTCTAGTTTTTCATAGCTAGATTGTTTAAATGATTGTCCTCTCTTGCCCGTGAGGGTAGGAGGGGATTTTTTAAAACGGCCCCGATTAGCCAAAAATAGGGAGCTTCGGCTCCTGCAATTAATAACTTTTTTTTAAAAAAAAATATGGCAAATTGGGCATCAACAAGCTATCGTATTGAAGGCAACCAGAAGGACCTTCAGGAGTTAAGCAACCTTTGCAAGGCGTTTATGAACAAAGAGCGTCCTGTAATGGAGGAAGGAGCGCCTGAGAACTGGGAAGGAAACATCATCCTGGCTCTTGGCGAGGAAATTGGTGACAGCTACATTCGTGGATTCATCCAGTATCTTGAGCTGTCAGATGGTCTCTTGAGCATCGATGCAGAGGAGGCATGGGGAGCAACGGACTTCAATAAGCTCCTCGAAAAACACTATGACGGCATGAAGGTGTATTTCATAGTGGAAGAGGAAATGTGTGAGGTCTATGCTACAAACGACGCAGAAGGCAAATACTTCAACTGTCGCTCTGTATTGACTTCGTATGTAGATGGAGAATATCACAGAGAAGAGTTTAAGAATAAAAACGAGGCATTAAAGTATGCAGCGAAACTCATTGGTCGTGATTCTGTCACAAAGTTAGAAGTTGCAAAGTGGAACGAGGAACGCAAGAATAAAGGCGTTTTTGAATACATAAACATCAATGGATGTGATATTATTGACGAGTAATAATTTAAGCCCTACGCATCACGGATAAGCGGATTATATGGAAAGAAAGACAAAGCATCTTACCCTTCTTCAAGATGGTGTTTCCTTACTATTCGATTTCAGTAAGTGCGATAATTATGCAGAGGCGATTCTTGCTGACTACATATATTGTCCAACGGACGAGCAATTAAAGGAATCGATTTCTCTCTGTTTTCCAGGTAACGTTTCTGATCAAGAAAAAGTATTTGGGAATCTGAAATCGAAATTTTCGAAAATTATTCCCGGCAGAAGAAATGTGTATTACGTGGCTGTTTACAACGAGAACCACGAAAAGATTGCGGTCGTTACAAGCAACTTCTTCGGTCGTCCAGGATTGTTTTATGCAAATTTGAGAATTGATGCCGACTTGTTTGGAGATAGAGATGAGGCAGAGGAACTAATAAGGAAAGTTAAATCGAACGGAATTTGTAACAAGCAGCGATATTTAGCTATGAAGAAAGAATCTTCTGATGTACAATATAAGATAATAGAATGGAAGTTCTAGACTATAAATAGCCGCTTATTCACTTGTAGATAGGCGGCTATTTTATTAAGATAACCACCGAAAAAGCAACAAAAATCACACTTTTTTCTTAAACTACGTTAATTGTAAACATTCTGTACTTTAATGAATGACACGATTAGCTGTTTTTACTTCGCTTGAAACCTTTAGCTATACCATTATATTTAAGATGTTTGTCCTCACTTTTTACTTTAATAAGTCCGGTTTATGGCATAAACGGAACTATTGCATGGAATAGAAAATCGTCGTATCTTTGCAGTGCTTGTTAGAAGTCACGCGCTAGCAAATAAATAAGTTTTATCTAGAAGTTGATTAGTTCAACTACAACGATATACCCTATCCAAAGTTTGGAGCGTGACCCAGACGGCGGATAGGGTTTTTTCTTTACCCTATCTCAAAGTTTCAAGCAAATACATACGAGGTTTAATCCGTGCAGTCCTCTTCGGAGTTATCGACCGATATATAAAACTGCTCTGTCAGGTAAGTTACATTATGGTTGTGTAAATCCCGCAACGTGTCACCTCACGACGGGTGCCCATATCAGAAATGAGAAAGCCGACCATAACGAACAAAGCTCTGTGGGTATCAGAAGACTTATGCTGGCTTTACAAGGAGTACGAACTACTATGGTATATTATATATATTGTAGTTGATAAAAAATAAGGTTTGACTCGCTTGGCTATCCCAGTTATTCTTATGGGTATAGAGGTGTTGTATATGTAAATGAAGAAAAACGTTAAACATTAGTTCTATGGCAAGAATAACGAGAAACAAAGCTGCCGAGATACTGGGAGTATCAAGACAGACTATCAGCAACTACATCAAGGAAGGCATCCTTGGAAGCTACGTAGGCGAACACGGCATCCTGTATGTCAACAGCGAGGATATCGAGAAATATGCTCAGAAATACAAGATGATTGCAGTAAACGAGAAGATGATTGACGAGAAGCTCAAGGAAGTCGAGTTTCGCAAGCGCGCTATCAACATCGAGCTCACTGAACTGAGAGACAGAGCTACCGCAAACGGCAAGCTGGCTGCAAACGCCGTAGGCATGCTGTTCGGTGTAATCAACACAATGTCGCATCTTGGTGTATTACCGAATCTGACCTATCGTGAGTCCAGTCTTCTGAAGGACATCATTAACGGAATGACCTATGACGAGCTGTCGGTCAAGTACGGCGTGTCTGCAACGAGAATCAGGCAGATTGCAGAAAAGACTTGCAACAAACTCGCCTACAACGAGAATATTGCCATTGCTGAGCTCTCAACGAACAGAGCCTTGAAGTATGAGGTTGAGCGCCTGAAGAAGGTAATCAAATCGATACAGGTAAACTTCGATGAATACCGGCGCGCGAAAGGTGACAAGCCAGTCAGTAGCGCAGTACTTCCTCCGCTGATCCTTTCCAGGGATTTAAAGGACTGTGGCTTCTCTGTCCGCATTCTGAATGCACTCAAAGGCTTCGACGTATATACCGTAGGCGACTTGGTTCGTAATCTCCGGGGAAGGTCAGAGCTTATGAAACTCAGGAATCTCGGTAGAAAGAGCGTCTGGACTATCCTTGACTTCGTTGAGGAAAACAATCTCGACTTCAAGGAGAACGGAGAGTCTGAGGAAGACTTCTATATCAGGCTCAATAACAAGTTACCAAACCAAAAAGATTAAGTATATGAAAATAAGACTAAACAAGATTACTGACCGTCTGGAAATCAGAACCAAAAAGAGAATGATAGCCTTCCATTGCGATATTCTGAAAGGTTCTTATTACCTAGTACCGACTGTAAGATTTGACACCAGTAGGGCATACGGAGAGAAGAGTATCTGGTTCCTCTTCCTAGGTGCTTTTGTGTTGATTGATATTTTTAAAATAAAAGACTAAGTATATTTTTTTTAATTTTTAAACATTATGAGTGTAAAAAACATTATTTTGGCATCAGTACTCGCAATAGTAGTACTCGCCGCAGGTTCAGTTATCGGTTGTTATTTCCATTACAACAACCAGGAAATCTCACTTCGCCAGCAGTCAGAGGCTCAGCGTGGCAAGATTGAGGGTGTTCACGACAAGATGTGGAAGGTTCTTCAGCAGAAGGCACAGGTTACGGATGAGTACAAGTCCGCATTCGAGTCCATCTATCCGAAACTTATCGAGGGCAGATACTCAAAGGGAGACGGCTCGCTTATGAAGTGGATCAAGGAAAGTAATCCTAACTTCGACGTTTCGCTATACAAGGACCTCATGCAGTCCATAGAGATTCAGCGCTCCGAGTTTCAGACATCACAGGAGAGAATGCTCGATATCATCCGTGAGCACGAGACGCTCGTGAAGACATATCCGGCAAAATGGTTCATCTCCGATACGAAACCTATCGAATACAAGGTTATCTCCTCATCCAAGACAAAGATGATCATGCAGCTTGGAGAGGATAACGACGTAGACCTGTTCAAGAAGTAACGGCTTATGGAAATATTCATATTCCTAATCCCATTCGTGGTTGCTGCTTTCCTGTTGATTTTCTTCAGGAAGCAGACCACCTGGTGGGAATACGCAGTACTCATTGTTCCTTCCATCCTCATAGGCATCCTCATGGAGTTCGTGTTCAAGCAGTCCAATGCTGCTGACACGGAGTATCTCGGAAGCTACGTGACAAGAATCCGTCATTACGATGCCTGGAATGAGTACATACACTGCACGTGTACAAGGACCGTTGGAAGCGGAAATAATCAACGTACGGAAACGTATGATTGCTCGTATGTTGACTATCACCCTGAACGTTGGACTTATTTTGATGCTAGGAACAAGGAAGAATACTTCATGACCGACAACGAGTTTAATGTAGTCAGAAAGATTCTTGGAACCCATAGCGTATTCATTGATATGCACAGGGATTACTACACTAAGGATGGTGATGCTCAGGAATGGGCGTGGGATGGTTCCATCGAAAACTCATACGCATTATCCTCGGAGCATGATTATAAGAATAAAGTGAAAGCCTCACGTTCTATTTTCAAGTTTGAGGATATAGATTATCAGCAGGCGCGAAAGCTTGGACTGTTCGAGTATCCGGATATCGTTCTTTACGACCAGAATCCTGTTCTCGGACTGAAGATCCCGAAGAATCAGGATAAGGCGATGAGATGGCTGAACGGATACTATGGCGAACGTAAACAGTTTAGGGTATTCGTCCTGTTCTTTACAAACAAGCCGGAAGAAATAGTTGAAAAGCAGCGCTCATACTGGCAGGGCGGCAACAAGAATGAACTTGTCGTGTGTGTCGGCATCGATAAAAACAAGCATGTCAAGTGGTGCAACGCATTTTCTTGGTGTGATAGCCCAGTCGTAGGCGTTAAGAGTAGAGACTGGTTTATGAGCAATCCTGTAAATCTCGAAAAGTACACCGAGTATATCGGTCCGATTGTAGAAAAGGAGTGGCACAGAAAGAACTTCGAGGATTTTGATTATCTTACCATCGAGCTTACCGATGGGCAGTACTGGGCTATCATTGTTCTCCTGCTGATTTTCAATATTGTAATGAGCTCCTGGATTATTTCTAACGATTATAAAAACGATTTGTAGCGTATGAAAGAAAGATTAAAAATGATTTTCGACCGCATCGACATCTTCGTCGTGTGCATTGTCATCGGGCTATGCTTCTGTATTGTGGAAGCCTTTCTTGGAATCTGGAACATGTTTGCTGATTGCTTCTTCATAACTCTCCTTGCTACCGAATGCTGCTACATCCTCCGCTGCAACGAGAAGCTTCAAATAGAGCTGATAGAGACAAAGGAGAAGCTGAAGGAGGCTGAGAAAGAGTCGGATACTGCAATCCATCAGATCGTCAAGAAGAGTAGGATTATCCGCTTCTACGTCTTACTGGAAATGTTGTGGAGGGAAAGATGGTCATGCGAACACGCAAAGGTTAATTACTGCAAGCACAGGATAACATTGAGACAACTTATCGATGCGATGAATCATTTCGATAAGAGGTGTGATGAGATTTCTAATAAAATTTTTGAGCTTACCAAGGATTTGAACGAACTCGATAAATAGATACTTGTCATAAAACAACTTTCCCCACGTCATTTGCCGATGGCGTGGGGATTTTCCTTGTTAACCGTTCAGATAGTCGATGACTTTTCGGTTCGCCTCGTCTATCTTCTTATTATCGAACTGAATATAGAGCGAAGTTGTATCGTTGTCCCACTCGCTATGACCTAGAGCCTTACCGATAACTTCCTTCGGAATATCGATGCTCGCAGCTATGGTAGCCCAGCTTCTCCTGGCCGTGTACCATACTATATCCTTGTGAAGCGGCTTGATTTCCTTCTTGATCAAGGCGCCACGCTTGTTCTTCTTCATCTCAGTAGGTCCGATTCTCTTCAGGTAATCGCCTAGTGTTCTTCTAAAGCTTGATTCTTTCGTTCCGTCATCCAGGATACACAGAAGGTGCTTCTTTCCCTTATACTTCCTGATGATCTCCATAGCTTCCGGCTCAACCTTGATGTCGTAGAGCCTGCCGGTCTTGTTGCGCTTGTATTGAATGCGCCCTTTTTTGATGCAGTCGGCAGGAAGTTCGAGAAGGTCGGACAGGTTGATGCCTACAAGGTAGAACCCGAGCATGAACAGGTCACGGTACTTCTCCATGAAAGGTTCTACCGGAAAGTCGCGATACTCCCTCAACTCCTCGGCGCTCAGATAAAGGTACTGCTGTCTCTCGGACTTGATTGAGAACTTGCGGAAAGGGTATTTGGTGGTAATCTCGTTGTCTATGGCCCAGTTGAACACCGTACGTATGTTTCTGAGGTCAATGGCGATTCCACCGCTCATGCGCCCTTTCAGAAGCTCGTGTGCCTGGAATCTTTCAAGCCAGTCCCTGTCGATGTTGTCGAAGTCCGCGTGCTCATCGAAGGATTCAATCCTCTTCCTCGTTCTGAGGAATATCTCCTTGGTGCTGTCCTTGGCCTTGGTCTTGATGAACTCATCGATGTAGTAGAGGATATTCTTCTCTATAGATGCTGCCCTTCCGTTTATGATGGCTTTGATTTCATCCTTCATCCTTGCTGCCGGAAGATCACAATTCATATAGACATATTCTTCCACGGACGCAAACAGCCTTGCAAGCATCGCCGTCTTGGCTCTTGCGTTCGGAACACTCTTCGGGAATACCATCCCGCTGAACTTGACGGTACTTGTGATGCCAGTATAGACCTGGAATCTCTTTCCCTGATAACTGATGATGAAGAAAACCTTCAGTGACTTTCCTTCAACGTATGTCTTGATGCTATTCATACTTACTCACAGATTTTACTCACAACTCAATTTTACTCACATATTACTCACAAAACTACTCACATTGGCGTACATTATGCACGATTTTGTACCTATTCTGTGGGTGAAAATGATGATTTTTGATTATGTTTTTATAGTGAAAAACGATGTAAGTGGCTGATTATCAATACCTGAGCGAGATACGGGAGTCGAACCCGCCTCACAGGCTTGGGAAGCCCGTGCACTACCGATGTGCTAATCTCGCGAAGGAAAATACTAACTCCTTTCACAAGAAAGAGCCACGAGCGGGACTCGAACCCGCGACCCACGCATTACGAATGCGTTGCTCTACCAACTGAGCCATCATGGCTTTTTGCCCTAAAGCAGATGCAAAGGTAATGAATATTTTTTGAAATAAGAAATTATTGCCTAAACTTTTCTTGTGGTTAACTCTTATTAACTAAAGTTCGTTGGTTGCTATACCGGGTTCATAACAAAAGAGGGACTATCGCCAGTGGATAGTCCCTCTTCAGA